TCTCTTTGATTATAGTCTTTCTCTTTTTTACTCGCTTGTTGCCTTTTTTACCGGCTTCAGATGGATTTTTCGTTATGTTGTCGTTTTTAGCTGCCATTTCGTTTTTTATTCGTTATTGTTTTTTTTATTGTTCATCAATTGCTTTACTTAGCTTTATTTTAATACACTATAATTTCGTAAAATAATTAATGAAATGCAAGTGGGGAGGGTGAATCGGTTTTACTTTTTTAACTTTCCTTCACTAAGTAATCTGTAAAGGGCATAAATCTTATTTCACTTTGTTTTAATTCTTTATTCAATTGCCCCGCCCCTTATTTCTTCTAATTTTCATTTCTCTTTTCCTTTCCTTGATAAAAAAATTACTTTTTTTTCTTTACATCTCTTGCATTTTAGTAACTTTAATTTACAAGGTTTCTTTATTATGTTCAGAATGTTTTTCTCTTCATTGGTAAACTCCATATAAACATTCTCTTTTTCAGTGAACCACTTATGACCTAATATTTTACAAAATAGTTTCATAAGTGAATAATATATTCCCTGACTTCTGGTGATAATAATTCTGGACTATTATAAATATTACTAATTACAAATGCAGGGTAACAATCATATTCAAACCAATTCTGGCTTAGTATATTAATAGAACATCTGCCTTCATCATTAACCACGTCTACCCCAAACATACACCACTCTTTTTTATACCTTCTTACTATGTGGAGAGATGTATGAGGACGCTTTTGATTTTCGAATAATCTGCCCCATCCGTTTCTTATTAAAATAAAATCACCCTCAAATATCTTTTTGTCATTACAGTCCCTAAACCCAGTGTAGCGTCTTTTCCCGATAAGTCTTTTTATAAAAAGATTCAAAAACTTTAACAAACGAACGATTAGTTTAATTAGATTTTTTTTCATCTTCATTGCTCTCTAAGGTTTCTGGATGTTGTAAGTAAATCTTTATGTTTTCTTCTATAATTCTTTTAGCTGTATGTAAAAATTGTGCTTTCATTTTTTTGTGTTCATAACTTTCTTTATTGTTATTTTCTTTAAGCCAACGTTCAGCATCTTGTTTTGTTTTATTAATGTGATCTTGTAATACTTTCATTGCGTGCTTATATGCTTTCTCGAATTGACTATCCCGGTCATAATATTTTGTTTTCTGTTTGAACTGTGGATTATAAAAATTCTTAAAAATATTAATCATGTTACACTCCTAATTAAAGATTTTTCAAATCATTTATTTTATTTCTTAATTCTAAACCTTGCTTTATCTTCGTACTCGACCATCCATGTAATTGTGCTATCGGAGCCAACTCTTCAATTTCAGATGCTAAAAGTCTTATATAGTCCTCATAAACATTTATCAAAGTTCCATCAGTTTCACTAAGTCCCTCTAACTGTCTGGCTAACCAGTGTATTTCTTGATAATTGCCACGTGCCGTTAGGTGTAGTAGATATTCTGCCGGATTAGTGTTTGTCAATACAGGAGCAACCTCTTCAATGCTGTGTGTAATTTCCATCTTACATACCTTGTTTTTATTTTATAAAATCACATATACCTCGAAGCTCCAAAATAATTCATTAGTTTTTCTTGGGCTATATTGTAAATCGTTTTATCTCTTTCGTCCAATTCATCTATGGAAATATTGCTTCTTATAATCCTTAAAGACCAGCGCAATAAATGGTTCCCATTTCTTACATCTAATTCTTCGCTTGCAAACCTTTTATCAGCTTCAACTCGCTTGTGTTTAATTATTAAACTTATTTTTGAAATGGTATAGTTTAACCGCATTAACTCCGCACCATATCGTGTTTTCAAGTCCCAGTCTTTATTGTCCCAACGAGTTTTTCCAAAGTTCTGCATTTTTAATTCTGTTAATAAATTCTCAACTTCAGATTTTCTTTGTTTAAGCGACGATGATTCTTGTAATAATAATTCATAACTCAAACTTTCATAAATAACATTTGTCAACATTTCTTAATCTCCCTTATTTCTTCTAAACGATCCTGGAGTACAGCCGTAGCATAAACAATTCCTAACCTTACCTTTTTGTTCTTTATACATTTACTTTCTTCATCAATCAGATTGATTGCTTTTGCTAAACGAAGTTTCTCTTTCCTATACTGCTTTACTTTTTCATCTCGTTCTTTTTGTTTTTCTTCAGTCATGTCAACCTCAAAAATATAGTTTTGATTTTAGTCTTGAACCGATTCCTATTTTAGAATTATCGGCTTCTTTTTTAAGTCCCAATTTTTCTAATATTGCAGGCAACATAATTTCAAAAAGTTCTGTTGCTTTTGCTTCGCATTCGTTGTTGTAGTAAGTAGTTATTGTCTTTGCAATTTTATATCTAACTGATTCTAAATTTATTTTCAAGGGTTGTAGTTCAACCTCAATTATTTTATCACATAATATTTTTTCAGCTTCTCTAATCAAACTATTTATTTTCCGTTCTACGATGTTAGCCACTTGCATAGGCGTATACATAGCTTCTTTTTCAAACCAATCTGCAATATCAATTCTTTCTCCATAGGTTTTTATGTTTCGCATTTCTGAAATTCTTTGGTTGAATTTTTGGCTACTCCATTTCTCTCTTAAAAATTCGATATACCATATTTGAATAGTCTCATCAGAAATGTTTATCATTTTTTTTAATCCAAGCTCACGGCACTTTATATGAACTTCAGTAAATGTTAAATCAGTCGAATAATATAAATCTCCGTCAACAAATACAGGTTTACATTTCCCCGCTTCCAACTGTGTCTTTTGCGAATGCTTTACTAAGCCCGGCGTTGATGTCCTCAATAGAAGTTGAACCTTTTGCAAATTTTCTGAAAGTGGTACTATCGCTTTTTGTTTTTCCATTTTTTTTCTCAATTAATTTATTTAGGGTTATTCTCATTCCGGCGTGTTTGTTATCTATGGCTTCTTTTATCAAATTGGTAGGACTTATTCTTTCTCTCATTGCATCTTTAAGAATTTGAATATCGCTTTGCGCACCGATTCGTTTTATCGGTTTATCATTCTCTGCTTTCCACTCAATCCAGGTTCTCCAGGCGTTTAGGTGTTCTGGTGGAATTTGGATATTAAATATAGATTCAAAATATTCAAGTTTATCGCTCCCCACTAAGTTCTTATCATTCTTATCATTCTTATCATTCTTGTTTGTGTCCGTTTGTTGTCCGTCTGTTGTCCGTTTGTTGTCCGTCTGTTGTCCGCCTTGATATTCTTTCCAATTAATTATTGTGATTATACGAAATTTTGTGGTTTTTTCTTGAATAATTTGTTGTTCGTTTTCGAGCATTTTGAGTATTCTCTCGACGGTAGTTTCTGAAATTCCCGTTTCTTTGCTAAGTTCTTTCCTGCCTGTTAAAAACTGACCCTCCCGGATAAGTATTGTCTGATTATTCCACATAAATTCATTCTCCTTGTGATTAGCTTTTAATAATAAGTGAATCCAAAGATGAACATAGTGAGACTTTTTATAATAGGATTTTCTTTGTATTCTTCTATAAATTTTAACCCATCCATCTTCCAATACTACACCATTATTTTTGTTATTTGAAAGACCAAGATTAATAGAAATGTAGTAACAATATAATTATTATTATTCATTTCTGTTAACTTATTTTTACTATTTTTTCATTACTGTTAATTTATATTCTGGTTTATTCTTAAGATAAATTTCAAGTAACTTAAACTTTGTTAAACCTGGTTCTATCCACATCCCCTTTACTTCTATAAACTCGATCATATCATCGTTATGGTATACCTTAAAGTCAACAAAATAATTGAACAAGTGCATTACTTCTTTATTAGAGTTCTTTAATTCTAATCGTGGTTCGGTAGTAAATATAATTTCACCATTTTCTTGAAAAATAAAGTTGAACTCAACTTTTACTTGCCTCTCATAATCTTTTATCTCACCCGCCTTTTTGAGAATTTCTAAGTCTTGCCCAACCTTGCTCTCAAGAATAGAATCGTATTTTTGACCGTTGTTTACAATTATTTTATTTTTATACTTGTTCTGTTTTTTATAGTACTTAAATTTTTTCTCTACATACATTTCTTTTCTCCTTATTCCCTAATACCCTGTAACAAATCACCTATCCAATTTCTTATTTCTGTTGAAGTTCTTAAGTAAAACTTTTTATTATAAATCAAGTGTCGCAACCGGAATAGAAACCCGGTTATTAAGAAGTTATGTCTTTCAATCAAACCATTGTGATGCTCTATTATAATGTTTAATCTTATGGTTTTTATACTAACCTCTTTTTTCATAATACCTTATAAACGTTTCGTTGCAAATTAGTCTGGTCATTACATAGTTGGGCTGACCTCGTTACAATAAACTAAGTTGTGTTCGCTCATTGTCCAACCGCTTTGTTGCTAAGTCATAATATGTATATCCTTTCTCAATCACGATAAAATTTCGTTTGCTTCTATGGCAAGCAATAGCGGTTGTCCCACTTCCGCCAAAACCGTCAAATACTAAATCGTTCTCATCAGTATAAGTTCTAATCAAATATTCGAATAAGCCAACGGGCTTTTGCGTTGGGTGTATCGGTGGATGAGGTCTATCAAATTCTAAAATACTTGTCGGGTATTTCCAGTCATTTATGCTATCAACCGCAGTAAAATTTCCATAAGTTCCGCCGTTTACCTTTTTCCCAACAATTTTTCCTTTCTTATGCGCTTTCCTGCCAAGCCATTTTATTGGATAATATTTTTGTATTTTTTCTGCGAACACTAAAATTGATTCGTGTTCTTTCATCGGCATAATTTTAGCATTCAAAAATCCCGTTACTCTATCGCGTTTCCAAATCCATTCATATTTGAACATTGTTTTGTTACTCATTAACAACTCAGCGGTAAACGGCTGGCTCGCTGTCAAAACTACTACGCCCGTTGGCTTTAATATTCTTAATCTTGTTTTCCAGTAAAGTTCTAAATCAATCTTTTTATCCCAGCCGCAAGCAGTTGTATTGTAAGGCATGTCCTCAAGTATCAAGTCAACGGTTTTGGCGGGTATTCGCTCACACAGCTCTAAACTATCGCCAAGAGTAATTTCGTTTACGTTTATTGTCGGCAGCCCAACAAGCAAATCAGCCCGAAAACTATCTTTCATAGGTTGGGTAAGGATATTCATTCCGGCACACCTCATTAATTTGTCTTTTAACATTTGCAGCAATAAGTTGTAATTGGTTGTATTGTTTTTGCGTCAATCCTTTCCCACTCTTTCTATGCAATCTTGCAATATCAATTACAAAGTTTCTTTCCCAATCTGTCATTAAAGGTTTATGACTTTCACAAATCTCTAATGCTTCGTTTATAAATCTATTTCTAAAATCTTGTTCACCTTCCATCGGTGTGCCTCATAGCTAAATTATTTGTTAATTAATTTTGTTTTACAAAGCCGTTTCGGGCTATTTGCCACATCGTTAGCCAGAAAAACGGCTATCCTCTATCTTGCAAGCAAGTATTAACTCTTGTTTGAATAGTTTCAAAACGTGTCTCGCCATCGCCCCCGCACCGCTTACAAAAACATCGGCTGGATAGTATTGCTCAATATTATTTATTAACCCTACAATTAAGGGTACCGTTAAAGTTTTATCATAATGTTTTTGTAATTCCTTCTCTGTAGATTCTTCCATACTCATTAATTGTCCATCAGAAATAGTGTCTTTAACCGCGCTCAGTATTTCTTCTGTGTCCGCCGTTTTCTGGCTAACAAGTTTTTCAAGCCGATTGCTAATGATCTGCAATAATTCTTGTTTATCGTGCCAGCTTGACAATGGTTGTTGGTCTTCGTCAAATTTCCAATATTTGTCAATCAAATCAATTATTTCTTTCAAGGTTTTCTACTCCAAATTAAATTTATAAATATTCCGCAACGGCTTAAAAACCGCAGCGTTAGTTGGAATTTGCGGCTCGCAATTCATTAATTAAAACTTTAGACGGGTTTTTATTCCCATCAAAATGTACTATTGCATAAGATGATATTTCGCTATTATATTGCGGAATCCTTCTCGCTCTGCTTAATTTTCTCATATCAAGTACCCTAATAAAAATGCCGGTTTTAGTTATATGAGTTTTAGATTTTCGATTCAAAGAATGTTCATAAGTCCATTCTATCTTATCACCTTTTTTAAAATTCATAAGTTTCTCCCGCCTCAAATCCAACTAAATAAAAACTCAAAGCGACAAAAAATATCGCTGGTTAGTTAAGGATTGTTGGCATAATTTAGTTTATAAATATTTATTTAATTCATTCATAAGTTTTTTGCGCTTTAGTTTCCATTCCGTTATACCGAAAAACGGCTATCACGGTCAAACTCATTAGCTCTCACTTTATACCACTCTGACAGTGCTAATCTTAATCTATGTATGCCGTCATAATCAGATTGAACTTTATGTGCTGCTTCGGCTAATTTATTGCCAGCTTCAATTATTTTGTTTAATTCTTCCGAGAAGGCTACTTCCGCCGTTTTCGGTATAACAAGCGGTTTAAGTTGACCGCTTAACCGATTGCGAAATTGTAACTTTCTCTTTCTAAATGTTCCTTTGCATCTATGTGGCACTTTATCGCCTAAGTTTCTGCCACAGTGAATACATTTATAAATTTTGTTGTTCATTATTTTATCCCTATAAAAATTTCCAGAGGCAACTTAACCGCAACATCGTTAGCCCGAATTGGGCACAAGGTTTATACTATTATCAAGTTCATTACCCCATCTATCCCAACCACTTGCCTTTTGGCGCGCAAACAATTCTATTCTCGGTATGTCCCCGCAAAGCTCAACTATTTTATCCCTAACCTCTGGGGGTTTTTCACTATGTCTCGTCAATGGGGCAAATATTAATTGGCTTATATTATTTGCTACTCTTTTGGGTTTCCCCTTTGTCGCCAAAAGGCACGGCTCACCATTACCCCTCGTCCATCTTCCAAGCCCGAAGAAGAACCCAGCATCGCTCTTGTTTTTCTTAATCCAGTTAAATGCGATTGTTTTGTATGTGAATCCCCATGCGTCTATCAGCTCTAAACTTTCTTTCAACATTGGGTAAGTAGTCCACATAAATAAAATGCAATCTTTGTCTGCAATTTCTTTTATCGGCAATTGCTTCATTTCGTCCATGCTCATTCCGGGGTAATGGTTCGCCATCGTTCCTTGGCATCCTTGGTCACTATAACTCCACGGCGGATCGGCATAAATAACATTATATTTCTTGTTGTGCCCAATCGGGCTAACAAGTTTTTCTACTCCGACACTTAAATTTGTGCTGTTAATTTTGTTCTCTTTTAGTTCCAAATTTTCATCCATAATATTTTTTTCTGTTTAGCCGTGCGGGTAAAAAACCACACCGTTAGTTGGAATTTGCGCTCTTTATTTTTTCAAGTTTACTATCTTCGTAATGTGTAGTCTTGTATCGCACTTCTCTCGTATATTCATAACCAGTAGCTTTTATAAGTTTATCAAGTTTATCATTCATTTCTAAAAGATTAAGAGGTTCTTCCCAAGAAGAATAATTTCTCCACCAACCATCAATATTTATACTTTCTGTTTTTGTAATCAGCGTATCTAAATGTGTGTTGTTAATAATCTTTTCAAGTCGCTCAATTCTTTCTTGTTTTTTTGTGTTATCGAAATGGACGAGCGCAAATCCCACTAACTCGGCAATCAATGCGACTCCGAGTAGTAGTTTGTAAATTCTGTTTTGGTTTTCCATTGCATCATTCCTTTTGTTTTAATTTTGTGATAGCGCATTATCGCCAACTCCGTTAGTTTGACAAAAGGGCTAAGATTTAACCGCTTTATCTAATGCCTTTTGTATTTCGGTTTTTAATTCTAACAATTCATTAATTGTCAAGTATGACAAACTATCATTTACCCACATTTCAAATATATAACTTTCACTTTGTGTCCAATTAATTTTTATTTCCTCAATTTTCTTACCCCTAATATTTTGTGTTGATCCACCTTCTTTAATTTTCATATCTTTTACTCCCGCCCTTTTGCAAACCAACAACAAACTCAAAGCGACAAAAGCATCGCTTGGGGTTGTTGGTTTTTGGCTTATTTTAGTTTGTAATTCATTTAATTTATTCAATCCGTTTTTGCGCTTTAGTTTTGACCGTTATGCAGATTTGGGCACTTCATTTCCCCACGCATCCCAACCTTCTATCCTTTCCCTTGCAAATAATTCTATTTTAGGTAGCTCATCCCCAAACATTTCCACTATCCTATCCCTAATTATTTGTGGTTTCCTGCTGTGTATCTTACGCTCTCTTATTGCCTCTTGTAATTGGCGCACTTTGCGACTTTTTAAGTGTTTAGTCATTCTCCCCCTTGTTGCCAACAAAACTATTTCCGCATTTTTCATAGTCCAACAACCCATAAAGCAAACTTGCTTCCCGCTTTTTTCTTTCTTTAGCCAAATAAATGCAACTGTTTTATACTTAAACCCCCACGCTTTAATGACTCCCATTGCTTCGTCTAAGTTGCTGTCAGTAACCCACATAAATAATACACTATCATCCGCCGCAATTTGTTTTATGGGTAAATCGCAAAGTGCTTTCTTTTTCATAATCGGGTAATGTCTATCTGCTTCAACGTGGTGGTCGTTCTTATTGCTGCTATACATCCTTTGCCCTCTATACCACGGTGGGTCAGCGTAAATAATATTATACTTCTTACAGTGCCCAAACTGCATAACTGGCGGTTCAACGCTTGACTTCGCTATTCGCTCAGTCAATTCAGTATTTTTATTTTGTCCTGTTTTTTCTTTCATAATTTCATTTCTGTTTTAGTCCGCTCGCAAGGTTAACCGCAATATGTTATGCCGATTTGGGCACTAACTCTATACTATTTTCAAGTTCGTTCCCCCACACATCCCAACCAACGGCTTTACGCCTTGCAAATAATTCAATCTTAGTTGTATTAGGGTAACAATATTCTATCAATCTTCTTGCCTTTTCTGGTTTTGTGCTATGCCCTTGCGTTGGGGCTTCAAACCAATTGTTTACTGCTTTTTCATGTCTGCCTATACTCTTTACTGCGCCTCTACTTGCTTCAATTAAATGTTCTGTTGCATTTCTGGGGTGTCCTCCGGCTCCAGTTGGTTTGCACCATGTCCAAAGTTTATCATATTGGAAACCCCAAAATTTTAATATCCCCAACGCTTCGGGCAAGAAGCCGTTGGTTGTCCACAAAAATAGTTTGCTACAATCATTTGCAATTTGTTTAACGGGCAATTGGCAAAGTTCCGTTATTAGCATTGTGGGGTATTGTAAAGGTTTCAACCCTATGCTGTTACTTCCTCCCCAGCGTATATTCCAAGGTGGGTCTGCCAATATTATATCGTATTTCTTGTCGTGCCCAAACGGCATAACAAGCGGCTCAAGCGGATGCCTATCATTTTTAACTAACATAGGTAGAGGTCTTAATTTTCTCATACGCTTCTTTTGCTCGCTTAATTGCTATCCTCGCGTATTTAGTTTCTTCATAAATATTATTATTGGTCTTACTATTAAGACTTTCTACTAATTGTGTCATGCTTTCAAGCATTTGCACGGCAGAATAGAGTTCGTTTAAATCACTTATATTAATCATGTTACTACTCCTTGTTTATGGTTATGTTATTCAAATCTGTTTTGTGCTTACCTTTCCGGCACCGCTTAGCCGCAACTCCGTTATGTGCCTCATTTTTTCAAAGTTGCATTTCCATTTGGCTTAGTCTCTTCGTTATTATATTGCAATATTTTTCTTCTTTTTCTATTCCGACCGCCTTGCGCCCCAACTGTTTAGCTGCTAATAAAGTCGTTCCGCTTCCACAAAAGAAATCGTAAACAATGCCGTTTGGCGGACAAGATATATCAATTATTTTTTTATAAAGCGTAAGGGGTTTTTGGGTTTCGTGCCCGACATTTTCGGGATGATTCCACATTATCCGACTCGCTCGCCATATCGTTCCTGGATGTTTGCCGTTTTTATTATATCGTTCGTAATTAGAAACTTTGTCATAAGGTTCGTAATAATTATTCGGATTGAAGTAATTTGGTTCACCCTTAGAAAAGTAATAACAATCTTCTGTATCTTCCCTATAACTTTTTTTCTCTGGTCTTCCTGTTGCAAACCACCAAACGATTCTACTCTGTTCAGTAAAACCCGCTCGCCTTGCATTTCTCAATATCCATTCAGCGTGCCCCCAAAAACCCCAATAATATAAAACACCACCGTCTTTTAATTTATCATAGAATGTCCGCCAAACTTCTTCATCTGGTTTCTCCTCATCCCAACTTGCTTGTTTTTCCCCATAAGGAGGATCGGCAATAATCAAATCTGCGGGCGCAAGGCTATCAATTACATTTCGGTAATCATTATTAAACAATGTAATATTATCTAAATCATAAAACGGCACATAACTAAAAACTCTACCCGAATTGCTTTTATCTTCGGGCTGTTTAGTTTGTGCTGTTATGTTAGTTTCTTCTTTCAAAATGTTTTCCTTTTTCATTTACGCAATCGGGTAAGTTTCCACTCGTTAGGCGGATAAAATTTTCGTCCACCCAAAAGTTCTTTTATTACAGAAATCATCGTTTATACATTTCCCGTAATGATTCTCTATACCTATTCTTATAAATCCGAAGGGAATATGTATTTCGATATTGGGCAGTCTCCAACAGAAATGAATTCCGAAACTTAGACAGTCCCATCCTACAAAATAAAAATAGCAACTCAATTTTTTCTTTTTCATAATACGTCCAAATTTTACCGCCTAACTCGCAATTCTACTCCGAATTGCTATCAGATACGGTCGTTTATAATTTGCCTTGTTTAAGGCATTAAACTTTTAATAAAAACAATTTGTCAATGCACGCAATCGGGTAAATTGCAACAATGTTAGCCAGTCCTTCGCCTCACAAAAGTTTGCGCTCAAATTTGTTGCACCCGAATGTATCTTTCAAAATGATTAGTATATCACAAGTTTCTGATTCATAACAATTACAGAAATAGTTGTTCTCTCCATCTCTATCAGCCAGCCACTTACAATTAGCGCAAACTTGAGAGTTCGGCTCCGGCATCGCCTGAGAAACGGCTTGGCTAACTTGCGCATCAAGCAGATTGCTATCAACCTCGCTTACCTCAAATTTTGTATTTGTGCAATAAGCACTTAAAGCCGTTTTGATGTTGTCTGGACACAACCAATTTTTATCGCTCGGTTCGTCCCATTTAATTTTTACTACTGTTTCCATTTGTAACTCCTATTGTTTAGTTTTTTTATTTGTTACCGCAACTGCTTATGCTCGATCCGTTATACGGAATTTTGGCTCGCATTCCTTAAAAAATAACTTCCTCTTTCGCTATAAGCCTTAATACTTCCGCTTTCGTCATACTGGTTAAAGTGTTTTTGACTCTTGTCTGTATTTCCTTCTCAAAATCATATTCTTTAATCAGTTCGTCAACTACCATCCGTGCAGCTTTTCTCATACCCTCGATTAGGGCTTTATCAAATTCCTCAAAATGATTTTTTTTGTTCTGTAATATTTTATCTGCTATACATTCGGCAAGCAATTCTCCGCTAATGCACTGCAATATTTCTTCTTTTGTAAATTCCATTAGATACTCCTATGTCCGCCAAAATCCGTATAACAAGGCAATCAACAAAGAATTGCTATTACGGTTTGGCTATTTTTGTTTGTTAATAATTTTATGTTAATTAAAAAATCTAAGTTCATTCTTTGCTTCCGCAATCTTGTTAGTTGCAAATCTGTTAGCCAGAAAAACGGCTATCATTCTGGCAATTCTGGTAATGGCATCCAATATTTAATTTCTTCGTCCCAATAACTTGGCGAATTTTCTATATGCCACCCAATCTCTGTTTTCCATCCAAATTTTATATAATTTCTGTGTATAACTAATACTGCATTTATTTTCATTGATGTTGATAACTCTGGCGGGTCTTTCTTTGCGTCTCTCCATCCGCCCGCCGTTTTCTGGCTAACAATTTTTTCAAGCCGATTGCTTGCTATCTTGTAAACATCTAAAATTAATTCCTGTGCAAAACTTTCATTTATTGCTGGGTTAGTCCATCCTTTATTTTTTAATTCTTCAACAATTTCTTTGTGCAATTTCTTTTCTTCTGTGTTCATTTTATCCTCAAATTAAATTGTTAATATTTCCGCAACGGCTTAAAAACCGCAGCGTTAGTTGGAATTTGCGGCTCGCAATTCATTAATTAAAACTTTAGACGGGTTTTTATTCCCATCAAAATGTACTATTGCATAAGATGATATTTCGCTATTATATTGCGGAATCCTTCTCGCTCTGCTTAATTTTCTCATATCAAGTACCCTAATAAAAATGCCGGTTTTAGTTATATGAGTTTTAGATTTTCGATTCAAAGAATGTTCATAAGTCCATTCTATCTTATCACCTTTTTTAAAATTCATAAGTTTCTCCCGCCTCAAATCCAACTAAATAAAAACTCAAAGCGACAAAAAATATCGCTGGTTAGTTAAGGATTGTTGGCATAATTTAGTTTATAAATATTTATTTAATTCATTCATAAGTTTTTTGCGCTTTAGTTTCCATTCCGTTATACCGAAAAACGGCTATCACGGTCAAACTCATTAGCTCTCACTTTATACCACTCTGACAGTGCTAATCTTAATCTATGTATGCCGTCATAATCAGATTGAACTTTATGTGCTGCTTCGGCTAATTTATTGCCAGCTTCAATTATTTTGTTTAATTCTTCCGAGAAGGCTACTTCCGCCGTTTTCGGTATAACAAGCGGTTTAAGTTGACCGCTTAACCGATTGCGAAATTGTAACTTTCTCTTTCTAAATGTTCCTTTGCATCTATGTGGCACTTTATCGCCTAAGTTTCTGCCACAGTGAATACATTTATAAATTTTGTTGTTCATTATTTTATCCCTATAAAAATTTCCAGAGGCAACTTAACCGCAACATCGTTATACCGAAAAACGGCTATCATCCTTCAAACAATCAACGTGATACGCCATTTATTTAATTTCCCCGAACCTTCTATCAAAGGGGTAATCTCAATCCCGTTTTCTCTTAAAAGTTTTTCATCGTTTTTTATCCAACAAAAATTGCGGTGATAAGTAGCATAACTATACATCTTACCAAACTTTTCCAGTCCGTATTCCTGCACTTCTTTTTCGATGTTATGATGAAAACAAGTAATTGGATTTTTCTCTTTCATCCACTCAAGTATTATTATTTTACAATTAATCTCTTTCATAGTCTTAGTGAATAATCAGCGTACCCTGCTGTATTTGATTGAGGGCTATTCTATTGTTGTTTGTTTTTTGATAGGACAGGGTACGCATTAATTTACTCCTCTCTTTTGTTGTTAAAAAATTTCGGGTAATGTTTCTTTTATCTTTAAAGTTACCTTGTATTGTAATGTTTTGAAATTTATAATCGGGTTTTTAAATTTCTTAATGAAAGTCCAAGTTTCTTCTTTAATTAAATCATGCCAAACACGCCCTAAAAGTTGCGGTATATATCTACTATTCCATCCATCGTTCTCAGCTTTAATTTTCCCAAACGTTTTTTTTATTAAAGCATCTGTGCAAAAATCTTTTACTATTTCATCTTCGATTAGCTGTTTGCCATTCACAATAGGCGCACCCATTTCTTTGTGATGTTTTTCTTTGAATTCGCTTGTTACTATTTTTGCCCACGTTTGTCGTTTATATTTGTTTTCATAACTATAGTTTTTAATTACAACACCCTCTCCGCTACCAAATCCATCTTTTACTAAATAGTTATTGCTTTCTAAAAGTTTTATAAAATCTTCATAACTACCATTTTTAATAATCCTTATAGGGGGTATATATTCAATACCAAACTGGTCTAACAAAGGTTTGTAATCTTCGTATCTTAGATACTTTAATAGTTCATCTTCATCGCCATCTCTTGTTTGGCATACATCAAAAACATAAAACTTTCCCCAGGCATCATCTCTATAAGTTTTTAGACTATGAGGAACTAACCATTCTCCAAATAGTCTTAAATGAGGGTATGCTTCCAAAAAGCGTTTTAAGCTCTCTTGCTTTAATATCCACTCATAAAAACCCGCATTGTCGTCATCTAAACTCAATTCTCTTCTTCTACTACCCGCTTTAATAATATTATTTTCTATCCATACACTTCCATTTGTCCCATCTATTTTTGGGAAAATATAGCACGTTCCTATTTCTATATTTTGGGTCTCGTCTGTTCCATATTTTTCTATGTGCTGATATTTTACAAACATTTTAGACCTACTCCTCTATTTGTTTTTGAAAAAGTTTATATAAATTTCAAGTTCAGCTAAATCTTTCACGTATATCTGTCCAAGTATATCACCTTCTTTGTTGCATCTTATTATCTTTACGGTTCTTTCGTTAATATCCCACTCTGCACTTATACCCTTATATAACTTTAACGTCATTAAATAATAGTTGAATCCAAACTTGTTAAAGAATATACTGTCTTGTAAATCTTCCCTCTGGAAGCCCAAACTTAAAACGTCTTTATACTCTATTATTTCTTGCATACTAACTCCGTTTTTAATCTCCGGTTACTCTCTTTCGATTTCACCGGATGAAGGAGGCACAATGAAGTGCTAATTATTTAAAAGAAACTAATTAAATTGCTTTCTATATCTTCTTTTGTAGCTTCAGTATCTTGAATTATAAAATCTAAAACAGCTGAATAAAGTTTTTCAAATTCATCTTGGCTCATATTATCAAACGATATTGAATCAGCTTCCACAAATAAACCCTTCGGCGTTTTGTAAGTCTTAAAATATCCGGCTTTAATGGTTGCATATTTCCTATAAGCATCTAAGGGCATTGTTACGTTCTTAGAATTTTCACATCCTATTTTCATAAGAGCAAAGAATTTTTTATGAAACTCATAATTCCTTGCTCTTTTAATATCACACCAAAAATCTTCACCTATCTTCAAACGTTTTTTTTCTTCAAAGTCTGAATCATACTTTGGCAATAATCCTTTTTCGGTATTTGTAACAAGTAACTTCATATCAAAACGGGAGTCCGTCTCCGTCTTCTTCTACTGGTTTATTGTTATCTACATTAGGAGTATAAGTTTCCTCATTGTTTTGAACCTGTCGGTCATTATTCAAGGGAATTAGTTTTTCAGAAACCACCTCAACGATGTATTTCTTAATACCTTCTTTGTCTGTGTAGTCTCTTTTACTTATTCTACCTTCAACATAAAACTTAGCACCTTTCCTTAAGGCATCTTTGAAGAAGTCTGAAAGATTCCAAGAAACTATATTGTGCCAAGTTGTTTCTTTTATCCAGTTATCGTCTTTCCCCTTATAACTATTTTCTGTTGCTATTGAGAAGTTTGTTACAGACTTATTGTCTGTGGTGAATCTTGTTTCGGCATCTTTGCCGAGTGAACCGATTAACATTACTTTGTTTAATGAAAATGCCATTAGTTGCCTTCCTTTTTATTAGCGGATTCAATATTTGTTTTAATTTTTGTGAATGTTGCTTTGTGTTCTTTTTTCTCAGAATCAGACATCCTATTCCAAACGGAGTTAAGTTCTTCTTTAGAATCACAATTCTTAATGAGTTTACTCCAATTCACTTTTTCTTTTGGGTCGGGAATTTCCTCTTTCTGTTTTTCTGACCCTGATGTCGATCCGTCGTTATCTTCGTCTGCTGTTGAAATACCCAATGCACCGATTAACGTATATCGTTGTAAATACGTTACTGCACTTCCTCTGCTTTGTATTTCATTTTTGTTACCTGATGAATCCCTCTTTGCTGATAATGATGTTTTTTCAGAATGTCCGGCTATATGGGATATAATACAAGTACAAATAATACTATCGTCTTTTTCTTCTATTTCCCATCTATGTGATAATCCGGTTTTTTCTTCCGCTTCTTTAATACCAGCTACTATATCGGCTAAAGGTGTGTAGTTGTATTTTGTAGTATTGAAAGAAACTCTTTTTTTCTTTTTTAATACAGGTACAATACTTTGAAACTCCGTTAATGCTCTTAGGAAAGCCGTTTTAGCTTGTTTAGTTTCCCATCTATCAGCTAAATCCATCAATCTTTCCAATGTTTCAATGGGTAAATTTTGAGCAAGTGCTTGGCTAATTAATCCCTGTGGTGAATAACTTTGTAACTCTTTCATTTCATCTTGTACTACTAAATTATTTTCCATTTTTAACTCCTGCTTGATAATATTTTTTCACAAATGAACTCAACGCCGGGTATTTGTGCATTTCCCTTTGATGCCTGAGCCATCTTATCTAACATTGATTGATTCGGTAATTTATATTCATCAGTTAGTTTAGAAAAATCAACAACCTTCGCCGTCCATTTGTCTCTATATGAAACCCCGCTCGGTTTTGCTATAGAAGGGGCAACGATAGGAACGTTAATAGGGATAATGCTTTCTTTCTTCTCTTTAAGTTCTTCAGCTTTTTCAATTTTACCGTTTGATTCGGCTCTTTCTATTCTCGCTTCAAGTTTTTTACGTTCTTCTTCAGCTTGTTTTTCTGCTAACCTTTTAAGCCGTTCCGTTTCTTCTCTTGCTATTCTTTCTTGCTCAGTAGTATAGTTAATCATGCTACGCTTTAAGATGGATTCAGCTTCGCTTAACTGGTCAAGTGGTTTTTTGAATAATTCCATAGCTTCTTTTTTTGCAGCATCAAGCGGTGATGTTATTTTTTTTCTTTGTGTGTCAATTTCTTTGAAACGATTTTTTATTTGTTTAAGAGCATCGGCAGCAACTTCATAACTTTCTTGACTATTAATTTTTAGTTCTTTACTCTTTTGGTAAAGTAGAGATACATCTTTTGTCTCAGACTGTACTTCCTCCACGTCAATGGGTTGTACTTCAATCAAATTTTTCATTATAGACCTCTTTTATAGTTGTAAATTGTGAGAGCCGAAAGGAATACCGACTCATCTGTTTTGTTTTTATTTTCTTCTACCTTAAAATCATTTTCTTTCAGATATACTAATAATCTTTTTGTAGATTGTTCTTTTTTAGGTTTATTAGAATTATAAAGAAGTTGATAGCCTGCAGTTTGTATTTCGTGCGTTTTTTGATGTGTCCCGCTTTTTATATCAACAATAGTTATCTCTTTTTTAACGATGCCTACTCTATCTATTCTACCTGCATATCTATAAATCTTATGATAATACTCTGGTTCTATCTCTAAAGGTTCAAACTGAAATGTTTCTCTAAACTTTATCCAACCATTAAGATAATTTTTTAATAAGGAGTGTAGTTTTTCATAATCAAGTGTGTCCTGGTCATATAATTCTGTTGTCTTATGTATTTTAGTACCTAAGTCCGCCTTTTCTTCTAATAGTTCTTTCGGAATCCAATCAAGATTAACTAATCCGCTACCTCTTAGAATTTGCGTAACTGAGGGGATGATTAAACCGTTGTATTTGTATTCGTGTTTTGACTCGTTAAAAGTTAGCATCTGATCCCTATATTTCTATCTGGTTATCCATTACTGTGTTAATTAATTCCGGCGCATAATCGTGGTATTCAAAACAAGTCTCGTGTAATAAATCTGCTATTTCTTGTTTCTTTGCATCTGCTAAACCTTTCCATTTTGCCCATTCGTGGGGTTGTTGTTTGCGATATTTTATATAAAGGTCTAACTCTTTCTTTAACTTGTTGAATCTGTTAGTTAAAACTTCGATTAAAGTTCCTACTACTACGTGTCCGCAATCATTATCTACTAACAATTTTATGAGTTCTTTTTCTGAGTACTTATCCTTTAAGTATTCTTTCTTTTCTTCGTAGGAAAAGTCTTTCCACTCTTTTTCTACCGGGTGTTGGTTATCATATATCTGCTGTGGTGTCTGTGCTGTTAAACTCATTTCTCCTCCTGTTTATTATACCAATTTTCAAAACTGTTGAAATCACCGTTAAATATTTTCCTCTTACCCGCTACTCTCCACTTGTTACGTGAATAGTAATAATCTACTTTGGGCTTTCCCGGCTCTCTGAATATGGCAACCCTTGAATCTTGTACTATCTTGTACCTTTTAGGAAAAACAAGTTCAAGGCGTGTTTCATTTAGAGCAGCGGTTATACTTTTCTTTTCTTTAAAATGCTCATGCCATTCTCTCCATTCTTCGCCCATATCACTTCCCATTACTTACCTCTTTCTTTAACATTCTTAAATATCTTGCCTTAGCTTTTTCATAATTCCACTTATCAAAGATTAACGTCTCTTTGTTCACTACTATCCTATTATCTTTATCGTAAAATTTAATTTCCATTTTTTTTATCCTTGAGTAACCTTTCTTGTCTTGCTTTGTGTCTCTCCCAATCCGCTTTTCTAAAACCTATTGCTTTTTGCGTCCCTTCAACTCTTTCTAAATAAATCCTTTTGCCATCTTCGATTTTTGTTTCAAAGATTATTATAGGAATAGATTTTTTATTCTTGTTCAAGGCACTTCTCCAATATTTGGGATGCTTCACTTTGCGGAGTATCTAACTTTATCTTTGCTCCGCTTCCGTTGCTGTTCATTATCTTGTCAAGTTCACTTTTCAAATAGTTATACTTTTTGTCTGTTTCAATAAACATTCTTTCAAATATTTGTTTTACTTTTAACTCTTCCTTTAATCGCTCGTTTTCCTTTTCCAGCTTTATCATCTTTTCCTTTTTCAAAAGTTCTGCTGTAAGCAATATTATTATTGCATAGATTAAAGTGCCTATCGATAAGATCATTAGTATTCCGACTACCGCTTCTAAACTCATTCTGCTTCCTCCTTAATTATTTGACTGTAGATTCAACATTCTTATATGCTCTTTCATACAAATTGCCGTATTTGAAAGAGACTGCGTAACAGGCATCGCATTGCCAGTGGTAATCGCTTCGTGCATTATTATTGGCATAAGCACTTAGCCAAATTTTTCTCTCTGTTTCTTCAAGTAACTCTTCTTCGTTCATTTTTAATATTTTTTGTACATATTCTATTTTAGGCATTCCATTATTGTCAAGTCCATTGTATTTAAAGCCGAGAGGACTATTAAGAATACTATCTAAGGTAATTTCATTTTGGTTTGTTATTCCCACGATTCTACCTCGTCTTGTATGAATTTGAAATTTTTGTATGCCACCCAAAGGATTAACAACGCACAGACTATCGTGCCGATAAGTACTGCAATCAATTCCGGCAAACTTGTTTCGCTTAAGAGGTACATCAAACCTAAAATTGATGAAACCGAAAAAAATATTCTAAGAAACATTGTCTCTCTCCTTTAGTAATAAATAATGTCTCTCAATTTTATTCATTAAAGTTGGTTGGAAACCTTGAAACGCTTGACCTATCTGCTGAGGTCTTCTTTTGAAAACCTTAGCCAAATAAATTTGAGACTTCCCCATCTCTTTCAGGCATTTCTTTATTTCTTCCCTTCTGTCTTGGTTCGGCTGCCCTTTCCTTAAATAATTTTTTATCATTTGAAACCTTATTCTATTTATTGTTTATTGTTTCTACAAGCAACTTAACGAAATATTATTTTCATGTCAAGTAAAATCGTAAAAATATTTTTATTATTTTTTTTATGTTTGATTTTTATTAAAGAAATAAATAGATTTGCACTAATTTATGGGAGATGACAAGGGTGAACATGAAGGAGACAAAAAGAGAAAGGATGTCAAGAATTGCATCTAATAAGTGGTACAAAGAAAAAAGGGTAGTGTCTCAGTTTCAAAATAGTGGAATCCGTTAATGCTTGACCGATAAAGAACAGTATATTATCTTTGCATTATGAAAAAGCCAAAGAGACCAAAAGACACTAACCAACTTGCAAAGAACATTGTAGAACTTGCAATTGGAGAGAAGGAAGAAAAAGAGGAAGCAACCACAAAGAACCCTCACGCAGTAGAACTCGGAAGATTAGGAGGGTTAAAGGGTGGTAAAGCAAGAGCAGAGAAACTAACAAAGAAACAAAGAGTAGAGATTGCAAAAAAAGCAGCACAAGTAAGATGGAGTAAAAAGGAGAACAAAAAATGATCGATATTAAAAGATTAGACGAATATTCTCGATTTCTTAATTTAAAGCAAATATGTGATTCTGCAGGCGTAAGTTATTCTAATGTTAAACATAAAGTACAAAGACAAAAAGCCGGAAGAAGAACAAAGTTAAACGAAAGAGAAGTAGTCAATCTATCCGAAAGATTAAAATCTATCGGGGTTTCCTTCCAACAACTTGAACCTATAAAGCAATAACCCCCCCTTGCCCCAACCACTTGCGTTTATAATGAATTTTCACATTGATAAAATACTTTATACTGTTAATGTAACCCATTAACAGAAAAATCGGTAATCCGATGAAAAGGAGCCGGTATTAAACTCGTATGAAAGCGAGAATAGTACCGGCTTTTTTTGTTTTAAATTTGTTTTTTTTGAGGATCAATCGACTATATGTTTATGAAAGGTATTAATAAAAAGCCACTCAAAAGAGTGGCTATCAAAATCGGTGAGTTGCGTGAGTGGTTTAAACGACCGGACTGTAAATCCGGCGAACTGACTCGCACTCAGTTCCGTTGGTTCAAATCCAACACTCACCGCTATGGGGCTGTTTATGGTAAAAAGTCTGGATTCCCACCCGACAAATGAGGGTTCGATTCCCTCCAGCTCCACTATTTTGATGCAAACGTAATGATAAATACAAATAATTGCAAACTGAACTTTATACTTGACTGATTAAGTATAGTTTATTATATTGCCGTTAGAAAATAAATGAGGTTGTTATGAATAAGCTATCAACAGAAAAAAGAATTCAGATTGTTGGATTACTTGTTGAAGGAAATAGTTTAAGAGCAACTTCAAGACTTGCAGATGTTTCGATAAACACAGTAACAAAATTATTAGTTGATATTGGAACGGCTTGTCAAAAATACCACGATGAAAATGTAAAAAATGTTAAAGCAAAAAGAATTCAATGTGATGAAATTTGGTCTTTCGTTTATGCCAAAGAAAAAAATCTTCCCGAAGATATGCAGGGCAAGTTTGGGCTTGGAAGTGTTTGGACTTGGGTTGCTTTAGACTCTGATTCTAAACTTGCAGTATCTTGGCTTGTTGGAAATCGTGATGCAGAATATGCAAAAATATTTATGGAAGACGTAGCATCAAGATTAAGTGATCGGGTACAATTAACCACAGACGGATTGAAAGCATACTTAGAAGCTGTTGAAACAACATTTGGAGCAGACATAGATTATGCTCAACTTGTAAAACTATATGGAGAATCTTTAGACAGGGGACACAGATACAGTCCGGCAGAATGCACAGGAACAAAAGTAAATGTTGTTACAGGCATACCTAAGACAAAACATATTTCAACAAGTTTTGTTGAACGTCAAAATTTAACAATGCGAATGAGTATGAGAAGATTTACACGCCTAACAAATGGATTTTCTAAGAAGATAGAAAACCACGCTCATGCAATAGCACTTCATTTCATGTATTATAACTTTGTAAGAATCCATAAATCTTTAAGGGTTACGCCTGCAATGGATGCGGGATTAACAAAAAAACTATGGTCGATTGAAGATTTAGTGCAATTATTAGATAAAAAATGAAACTGAGACACTACCGAAAAAAGAAAGAAGCAAAAAGTATGGGCTGATTATAAATCATATCTATTAAGCCGTGAATGGAAAATAAAAAGGGGTGCTAAACTGAAGTCAGTAGGTAGCATGTGCGAGTCGTGCAGGAATATAAAGAACCTACAAGTACACCATAAGACTTATGCAAGGATTTATTCAGAAAAAATGGAAGACTTAGTAGTGCTTTGCGAAATTTGCCATTTAGAAAAACACAATCAGTTAACCGAACAACTTGTGGAAGAAAAAATAGAGGAAATAAACTCACATTTTGCTTTGGCAATTTAAATGCAACACTCAAAGATTACCTACCCTCAAGGATTCTTTCGTTCTCTCTTTTCCTTTCGTTCTGTAAGTATTTATACCTGTCATAATCTTCTGAATCACGTTTCATATATTCTAAGTCGTCCTTTGCATCCTGGTAAACTCTATTATCTATTTTACCCTTAAGAACGTCTTCACGTAATTTGTCTACTTCTTTTTGTTTTTCTTTAATGGCTTTAATTTGTTCTGATTTATCTAATCCGTGTTTTCTAAGTAAAGATTTATTATCCATATAAGCACCCATCCACCAATTATAAGCTATCTTGCCTAATACAGGAATGTTTTTTACGCTTCTAATAGGTACGTCTTTACCATTGATATAATTGAATATGTCTTTTTGCATATCATCAAATAAATCAAACGGAGGTACTATCATTCCGGCTACTGTGGAAAAAAGTCCTTTGGTTGTAACTTGATCTACACTATATTTTGAAAATCCCACCAAACGGGCAAGGTTATCTATCACCCTATCTTTTAGAGATGTTTCTCTACCGAGTAATAAATCTTCTAATTCATCTGCCCCGGCTTCCATTAGCATAATAGATATAGTCAAATAAATAAGATTTTTAATCCCTTCCGGTCTTGTTTCTTTATCCTTCATTAGCTTAAAGGTTTCGTTTCTGTAGTAATCTATTCTTCTAATAAAGAAAGTTTTTAACATATAAAATATTCTTCCATCGCCTGCCGTTAAATATCCTTCGGGCATCTCTGAAAGTGCTATCGGTTGAGTGTCTAATAACTCATTGAATAATAACAATTTTACATTTTCGGTAATCTCTTTGTTTTGTAAGTCTTTTATTACCTGGTCTGTTTCACCTTCAAATACCTTTTCTAATCTTCTAAGAAACTCTTTATTAGGATTATTAGCTTTTCTCTGGTATTTCTTTAAGGTTGCATTCACTAACGTTTCTTTACCAAGTATGTCAATTTTATTAAATCCCGTAAGAGTGAACACTTTCTGAACCATTCTCGATCTTCTTCTTGGGTCTGAAAATTCTTGGGCTATCTTCTCCGGGTTAATTCCTAAATCTTCAAGTTTTATTGCTCCTCTATTAAATACCGATTCCCCTAACGCCTGTAACGTTCTTAAGGGACCTGTCCTATAAAGAGGTATGGCTAAATCGCCAATTTGAGTAATTGCGGACGTTGGCGAACCAAGTGCTATTACATAACTTATGTTTTTCATAGAAGAAACAAGTCCTGAAGTTCCGTGTTGGTTGAACCTTGCTTTAAGTAAACTTTCAACTTCTTGCGCTTGCTGTGCATTTAGTTGGTTTTCTTTAATTAAATCCAATACATAATTACCTATTGAATTATCGATGCTGAATTCTTCTAACGGAATCAATTTCTTTTTAGTTAGTTCCGTATGCCCTTCAAGTATTCTCTTTTCATAAAGGGTTTTTTCACGTCTTTGTTTAAGTCTTTCTTGGTAATCCTTTGACTGTTTCCTTGCATCTTCTAACTCATTCTTAGCTTGGTAATATATAGATAACGTTACCCCGTTTGGATTCTGTAAAGCATTAATTTTGGCTTTTCTTAAACTCTTAGTTTTATCCCTGATGTCGGTTAATTCGCTACTTACCTTAGCTTGTTTCTTCTTACCAAAGAATTTTCTCGCTTCTATAATTTCATTTACTGCACTGATGTATCTTACAAGAGACGTGTTAGAATCATAATAGAATTTGTTTATTTCCGAATCTATAATAGGAACTTTTCTTTCTTTCATATTAGCGGTTTTAGAAAGCGATATGCCGTCATTATAACCACGTAACGCATTATTGATAAGGTTTACTTTTTCCTCAAGGGTTAATATATCTCCCTTCTGGATTGTCTTTTGGTCTATCAATTCTTGGAACCTATTCCATTCACCGGATTTCTCAAAGTAGTCTATAAACGCTTCAAGGTCTTTAACGCTTCTTGGATGGTAATTTTCTCTATATCCTAAGTCTATTCCTACATCAATAGCTTTTTTATACAATCCATCTAACAAGGTTCTTACTTCTTTATATTCGGATTCTAAGTCATTATTCTTTATTATTTCGTTTATCTTTTTAACATCGCCGTTCTTTAATGCGAGGTCTAAATCTGCCTGTATTTCTTTTTCAAGTTTCGAACTCTTTTGTAAAAATGGCTGTACCCTTTTTAGTTGTACGGTTACTTCTTTGCCATAATCAAATTCAAATTCTCTTAACCTACTTTTTAACGATGGAGCTATGTTCCCAAGTCTTGTGCTAATCGGGACAAGTTTATTCCTCATAAATTCTACGGCGGATTTACTTTCCCTACCGATACTTTCGGAAAGTTTGCCCTGTCTGTTTTTGCGGTTCATTTCATAAATATCTGCTGTTATATCGGTCTTAAATTTAGAGCTATCTTTCACTTTTGATAATAAATAAATACTTCTATAATCTTGGTTTTCCCCAAACTCCTTCCTCATCTCCTTAACCCATTCTGCGTAACGGGTCTTACCAGAATCGTATATTTCCTTTCCTCTCTGTTCTACGTTGACTTGTTCTTGCGGGAGCTTTTGGAATAACGCCTGTCCTTCAAATAATACTGAACTACGCATTGCGTCGGTTATTGGAAGATATTGAACTTTTTGGCTCTTATCTCCAACTTGCTTTTCCCATTCCTTAACAAGTTGGGTTCTGTCTTGGGCTGAAATTTGTTGCCCTATTTCGTTGGGATATTTTTGTTCTAACCATGAATCAAAATCTAATCCCTCGGCATTTATTGTTATTTCATCAACTCTCGCTCCCCACTTCTTAGCGTAACTGTTTAGGAATGAAGGTAACATTTTATCGTAAAATCCCTTCATCCCCTCGCCGCCTACTTTGAGATCAACACCTTTTAACGAACCACTATATTCAACATTATCATTTCTATTCAATGTCGGGTTACTATTATCAGCAATCTTCTTTACAATATCTTTCCCAACATAATCTTCAAGTGATTTTAAATCACCCTTCTTAGAATCAATAGACTTACCATCTTTGAAAATGTTTACTTGATAATCACCGTTTTTTAGTTTGTCATATCTTATTTCATCAACTTGTTTACTCAAGTCATACCTATCCGCTTGCTGTTCGCCTGTAGTTAGTGCTATTCCGTCATATCCTTCCTCTGAGGCAAGTCTTAATACTCTTTTAAGGGTTAGTTCGTGCCATGTTGATTTGAATGGCGCAGAAGGCGTTGACTTTGTATCAAACTCCCATTTTTGTATCTCGTTTTTGGCTTTGTCAAAGGTATCTGCTCTATGAACAGCTAAACCCTCATCATCGAGGACAACATAAGACCCCGATGGCGTTTTAGAAATACTCCATTTGGCATTAGGAAATTTATAGTTTTCCCTACCCTTTGCGTCAACGCCTTGCGTATAGTTTTCCCCTAATGTGTCGCCTTGATACCCCTTCTTCTTCCCTGCTTGGTGCCAATCGCTCTGAACTTCCTCTACTAATAAAACTTTCCTTCCTTTTGTATCGGTAAAGTCTTGTAGTCTTACATGAGCAACTACGTTTGGTTCGTCCCAATGAGAGGATGAAAATACCTTCTTCGGAGTTCCTACATTATCTTCTAATTCTTTATACCTAATTTTTTCTTCAGGTGTCATTTGAGAATAATATCCACCACCATATTTTGATTCCATACTCCTTGCATAATTTATCCAATCATTATGTCTTTGCATATAAGTATCATTATCCGGCAGCGTAAACAACACTTCTCTGTAATTTGAACCTCCGGCAGTTTTGTAATCCTCAAATTTTGTTGGTTCACCAAGTTTGAATCTCGGATCATTCTGCACATATTCTCTAACCTGTTCTCTGTCGCCAGTAAATAGTGTATGTCCATTTTTTGTGTCGATTAAATCGTAATAGTTCTCTCCATCTCTTTGATATTCGGTTTCGTCATTATTGATTTCGATTTTTAGATTATTTTCTTTGAATTGGTCTTCAATGTTTTTAGAAACTCCTTTCGTTACTTCCTTAATCTCAACCTGATTACTCTTTACATAATCTATTAATTCTTTCTTAGTCGCTTTTGGGTTAGCTTCAAGAAATCCTTTCACATCTAACCACTTAATTTCTTCGTCCTTTACTCCGTTATTCTTTAACATCGCTATTAAAGAAGTAGGGTTAATATTCTTATTCGGCGCTTTCTGTTCAATTACTCTTTCTAACTTACTAAACCAAATAGGGCTGAATGATTGTCCTAATATATTCGCATCGTTCGGGTCAAATGTGCCTCTGTTGAAGATGGATTTTATTTGGGTGGGGTTAAACGCAGCATAACTACGTCCATCACCTTCAAAGTTGTTGAAATAAACTATCCCATCAAATCCTTTGTCTTTTAAGAATTTTTGGATAATAGAAAATCCTTTTTTGTTTCCAACATTATCAAGTTTTGCGGATAAATCGTCTAACTCTTTTCTGGTGAATAACTTTTTATCGTACATCATTTCATTTGATTCAGCCAAAGATTCTACATACGCATTCGGGTCTTCAAATCCATTATCAATAATATCTATCGGGTTCTGGATGCTTAAATAAGCGGGATAAAAACCCGCTCTCTCTGAGGTTATAAGCACCTTGTTATTTTCGTCAATTCTTGTAAGGGGTTTTCTTCCCCTTTTGTAAATAGGGGATGCTCGTTTCTCGGCTTGTTCTTTTGTGCCAAAATGAAAACCAACATCACCTATTTGGAACTCATCAAAATTTTCTGTGCTGGAATGATAGACTATCAAAGGATTTTTCTTTTTATCAACTACTTTTGATTTTCCAAACCAACGCTTAAAGTTTTCTTCTCTGTTAATTTCTTGCGCTAAACTTTGGGCTAAGTCTTCTACATTAATTCCCTCCGCACTCGCTTTTAACTTTCCACTGTAAAGCATTTCAAAATATCCGGCGTGTGTGTGAAAACCAGATTGATAAAGAAACGCTGCTATCTTGTTCCACAAATCTTTAAGTAAAGCAAATACTTTCTCTGTGCGTGTACTTGGTTCTTTACTGCTTTCTGCCCACTTGATAAAATCCTTTGCAAGTTTTTCGTGTGCGTCTCTTAAAGATTGATTATTAACTACATCCCAAATTTCACCCTTGCCGTTCCATCCGGCTTCCCGTAACATATTTCTTGCTGCAAAAGGTTTAGCAAGGGCTATCATACTTGCGTGGAACGCTTCCTCCCAAACAGTAGTAAGGTTAGCTGTGTCCGGGTCTAACTGAATCATTCTTTTAAGTAACTGAGTAATTCCCGCCGCTTGCTCTTTGCTTAAGTTCTTAAACTCCACTCCCCAATTATCGGCTAACATCTTTTCAAGTTGGTTAAGAAACTTGGTCTGTTCTTTCGGGCTTAACTTGTTAAACGCTGTACGTGTTTTATTGTGGTTTGTTTGGAAAAGAGTTTCTTGGTTTTGCGCATCGCCAAAAATATCAAACTGAGATTCTTTTGACCTACGGTTTGAAAGTTTACGGTTTACTTCTTTTAATTCGTTCTTAGCGTCTGTTACTGCCTTAGTGTTATTTTTCTTTCCGGCTTCCTCAATAACTAATTCAAGATGTCGTTTTCTGTCCTGTAGTTTTTGTAAGTCGTTTCTTTCAAGTATATCTTGATTAAGTGTTTGCACACCCTTATCTGGTGTGCGGTTTGGTTGACTTGATAATTCGGGATAGTCTGGATGCGATTTTATTTTACCATTCTCAATAGCTTGTTTAACTAACGCCTTATGTTCTTTAGTGATCTCTGCATCTTCCGTTCTTAAAATATGTAAACCAAATTTTCCATAAGGTTCTTCTGAATAAACGGGTATAAATTGTTCGGCATTAAAAAAGTCGCCCTCTCCTGTTCCGCCATGTCTATTTTTTTTGACTTCCTCTAATGCACTCTGTATATCTTCTGCTTCTAATTCGTGACCTGCAAGACCGCCAAGAAACCCCTTGTCAACAACAACCCAATAGTTAGGGTATAATTCTCTAATATCAAATTGATTTTTTGTTCCAGGATATATGTCAAACCCTGAAACAAATGCAGGGAGTTCATCTGTCGCTGAATTAAGATAATTTTCTAATTCTTCTTGTGTCCCTTTAAATCCTTCTGCTCCAAAATTCCAAGAACTCCAATTACGCTTCAAATCATCTGGCAAATGCGCCGAAAATCTGGCGTAAAATTTTGGCTTTTCGCCCTTTATTTTACCGTAATCCTCTCTGCTCATCTCATAAAAAAGTTGACTTTGGGAATCTTCATAATCCTTGTCTATCCCCTCATATTTAATTTTCTTTGGATTTACGATAAATAAATCACCCGCTCCGGCATCATAAAGTCCATCGTAACCAGCTTCTCTTATTGCGTCTCCATATTTGTCGGATGAAATATTCTTTGTTAGTTGTAAATATTTATTCCAATCTGTCTCGTTGTTAAGGTTTAGTATCTTTATATCATCAGACAATTTTGCGACTGTGATATATTTTCCAAATTGGCGGGTATATTCTAAATCTGGGGTGAATGAAATCGCCTTGCCATAATAACCCATTTGCTCATCTTCTAAATCCCCTTCTAAAAATCTGTAACCTTTTTGTGATATGTCTTTTAGCCCTTGTTCGTTTGTAGAATGATAAACTCTTGATCCCTTCCAGTTGGGAATATTCCTACCGATACTATCCGTCCCTAAACTTGGCAAATCATTGACTGTCTTCGGTAACACTTTTTTCCCTTCCGGCGTTTGGGGTTTGTTCTCTGGAAGGTTTACGCCCGCCCCTTTATCTTTTTTCACAGAAGAAAGATATTCACTATCTCCCTCATTCTCAATACTTTGGCGTAAGGTCTGTTCGCTTGGTACAATTTTTTTAACTTCTTTGAACGTGTCCCACTTCAACCCGCCCGATTTGTTAAACTCTACATTGCCAAAAGAAAGCTCTTTTACTGTGGAATAATCATTGCCTATTACATCAAGGTCTTTTGCCGGAAGTTTACTTACTTTACCGTTGTTGAAGGTTACTATTACGGCGTTTGTGCCTTTAGGTGGTTTTATTAGAGGAGCGGATTTTTTGGGTTTTATTACTACTTCAACTTTATCTACTGCTTGCTGGATTTCCTCAGTGCTAATTCGCTTTTTAGACTTTTCAATGCTTTCAGTATTCTCAGCAAGTTCTTCGAGTTCTTCAGTCGGTCTTGTGGCGATAATTTCTTCGGCTTGTTCATTTTCTACTTCCTCTGTTATTTGACTAAATAAATCGTCTTGTAACCTATCGGACTGAACAGCAGTACGCCTATCTTCGGTAAGGTCTAAAATGTCCTTATCAATATTAGCAATTTTTTGGGATATTTCCGATAGGTATTCTTTTGGTGTAAGCCCAAAAGGTAACGATGTTTTGCCCGCTTCAAAATCAGTTCTTTCTTTTTCTAAATCTTTTCTTCGTTTACGTGCGCCTTCAAGTTTTTTATCTACTTCTATTGTGTGGCTTCCACGTACTACTTTATTCTTACCAACTCCTAAAAGTTCATTCGGATTGAATGAGGCATGTTTTACAAACGATTCTATGTTTTCCTTAAACTTAATTTTATTTTTGAAGTTATCCATAGCTCCGTTAGTATATAACCATTCAAATAATTCATCTTCGTGTAAGTCTGTAAGTTCTTTATTTTCCTTTCTTACTTCACCTATATAATCGGCAACATCTCTCATTACACGTCCGCCGCTTACATTCTCGCCTACATTAGAATAAGAAGTTATAGTTTTACCGTCCGGGTTAAGATAACTAAGATTGATTACGTGATTTTTATTTCTACCCTCTAATTGTTCGGCTTTCTGAATAATTCTGTTTTCCGGTAAACCGCCCTCTCTATCCTTACGATAAATTTTTGCTCTTTCAATAGGGGTTTCTTTTGCGCCTATATTACTTTTTTCTTTTGCTAACTTCCCGGCTTCTTCTAAATTTTTTGCTTTGATTTCTTGAACCGGGATTGTTTGGAAATCTTCATTACCTTCTGCTTTTAAGTCTTGATATGCTTTCAACCGTGAATGGTTTAACGTCCATAATTTACCCGTTTCATCTTTGTAAACCATTACCGGCGGAATGTTTGCTATATCAAAATCACCACTCTTTACATCTTCAATAATACTATTATAGGTTTCTTTGCTGAATTTCGCTTCTCTGTTCTGCATCGCTTCGGTATTGACATTAACTTCATCTGGAGCTACTTCATAGAATTTTACCCTTGATTCTTTCTCCTCTATTTTTTCTTTATCGCTTATTACATCGGTTTCTTTTGTAACTTCTTCCCCTATTCGCTTTTCAATTTTAATGTAATTGTCGTCAAGTTTCTTAACATTATAACCAGCTTTTTCTAATTTCTTAATCCCCATTCCTCTGGCTTGTGGGTTAAGAAATTGGAAACTAATAAAGGCGGGTTGTTCTTGATATTCTCTAACTGCCAAGTTAACAATATCTTTAATTGTCTTTTCCCCAAACTTACCACGTCCACCAATTTTATATTTTTTTTCTATTTGGTTAATCTTACCAATTAAGTCGCTATCTTCTTTTGCCAACTTCTGAAACTGTAAATTATCCCTTGTCTGCTCCATTAGATTGTATATTTCTTTTCTACGGGCTAAAAGTTTATCGAGTTGAGACTGAGCATCTTTTATGACTTTCTCTGTCTTGGTTACATTTGCAACCTCTGGCGTTACATCTGTAACCATCTCTGGTTCGAGGGGTTTGTATTTCTCTGCTAAGTCTGTATATTTTTTTAGTTCTTGTTTGAAAGATTTATTAATAACATCTTTTATTATTTTAGGATCAGAATCTACTGATGATAATTCGCCTATGCCCGCAAGATTATCAACCATTTTTTTTGGTAAATTATATTTATTTGCCAATCTTTCAATATTAACAGTTGCCTTTGACTGTTTACCTTCTAATATCGCTTTACGTCTTTGCTTCCCGCTTCTTTCAAGTTCATTTGTTAATTCATTTATAAAATCATCATACGGCTCTTTGGAATTAGAGGGTTGTTCAGTTACTTTTGTATCTGTTTGAATACTTTTGTCTATAATCGGTTCTGGTTGAACTAATTTTTGTGTTATAATTTCTCCAGAAGGAATTTCTTTTAGTGTTATGGGGTTATCGATAGCATAAGATTGTGCCTCAGGGTAAGAATTAAACGTTTTATACTCTTTTGTATTTGGATCAACTAATGCAAAAGATTTTTCTCCTTTCTTCGTCTCGAATAACTTCCAACCTGTAGGTTTTTTTTGTAAATCTGGAATATCTTTCAAGGATTTCTCTACGGTCGCATAATCAATATTAGATAATTTGGTTGGCGACTGTTCGACATTCTCGATAGGTTGAGGTTCTAAAGGTTTCTGTTCGGCAATTTCTGTTTTGGGTTTTTCCTGAACAAGTTTAGCTACTTCTTCAATCGGCACGTTCAATGCCTTAGATATTTCTTCCGGTTTACGCCCTCTCTCAGCTAAATTCTTTATTGCGTTTGCGTTGTTATCTACTTTTGGTTGCTGTAAACCTTTATAGTAACTCAAAGATTCATCTATTATCGCATCAATAGTTTTTCCCGGCTCGTCCTGTTGAACTAACTCAGCCTCAGCTATAATATCTTCAATATCTTGCTGTTCAGTAATTCCCGCTTCTTTAATTCTCTGCGTTACTTTTTCAAAGTCAGTAGTTTTTTCTTCGCCAACTTCTTGGCTGTCTTTAGCGGTACTCCTCTCTTTAGGTAACTCTGCAATATCTGTTCGTACTGGTTCATTTTTAATTCCTTGTAATTCTTCTAAACTTGGCAAGTCTGCCGTTTGTTGTTCTGCATCGGGGATTATCCTTTCTCCCATTTGTGGTTGAGACGTTCTTTCTTGAATCGGTTGCTTACGGTCAAATAATTTATTAATCTGTTCTATTCTATCGGTATCGTCCTGTAGTGTTCTTTCTTCGGCTGCTTTTAATCTTATGCCTAAATCTTTGGCTATTTTTTTACTCTGAGGATGTGTTAATAATGCAGTACCTCCGCCCATAAACCCGCCTAAAATACTTCCGTATAATGCACTTGTACTTATGCGTTCTAATATCTCGTTTAATCCGGGTAAATCTTCGGAACGTTTATATAAACTTTCGGAAATTAACTGGGTGATTTCTTGAGATAGTTCTTCTATTCCTTCCCACTTTGCACCAGTTATCATAGCTTCGCCAATTTTAGGCAATAACTTTTTCTGTGCAAGTTTTTCGGTTACTTCTTGAGCAATCTTTTTTGTAAGTCCTAACTTCTTCAATATCTTAAGTTCACTCAACTGTTCAATAGCTCCGCTAATTAAACCTACGGGCAAAGAATATAAAGATGCTTCTTTATCACTAAGTCCGTATTCTTTAGCTTCGTTATAAGCTAACCCGCCTTCTAAAACAAATGAAGGGATAAAACCCGCTACAAATCCCGCTACTGGATTACCTGTAGCAACTGAAACTCCGGCTGTTAAAGGGGCTGCTATTGCCATTGTAGCTGCACCGCTTCCAAGTTCACCCCAAAATCCGGTCTTTGGTTTTAATTCTCTTTCTTTTAACTTACCTTGTTCACGTAACCACGTACCCGCTTTTTTAATAGCTGTTTGCTCTGGATCGTAAAGTATTCCTTTGTTTAAATTCATTTGAGCTAAGATTTCGTTAAGCATTTCTAAACTTCCGCCAATGGCTTGTTGTGGCATATACTTCAATGTCTTCCAAAATTCTTTTGGTAAATCACCAACATTGCTTTCTTCCCTTTGACTTCTGCTTAAATAATCCTGTGCTAATTTTGAACGGTCTGCAAGTTCCCCACCGCTTTTATCTAATTCAATCAATCTCTTAAAACTTGGATTTATCTGGTTAAGTAATTGATTATATTCTTCTATACTTTGGTTAAAGGTTTCTAAGTCTTGCGGAGTTTTAATATTATCTTTTAACGTGTTAATCTTTATGTGAAGTTTTTCTAAGTTCTTCGTGTTAGTGTCAAGTGATTTAACTATCTCATCATATTCTTTTTGGTTAATCTTTCCTTGTTGTTCAATACCTAACAAAATACTTTCTGCTTTTTTAGAACTTCCTTTATTAATTTCTTCATCACTTAACCCGTAAATATCTTTTAGTAATTGTCTGTTAAGACTTTCTTTTTGAAATCCTTGTGTAGATTCTGCGGGTGTTAATGTTGAAGGTTGCGCCTTAGTATCTTTAATAGGTGAAATATCTCCTAAGAAAGAATCAAATTTCGGTTCTGCTTTTGCATCCGGTATAATTGTACTTAAAATATTCCCTTTCGGCTGAGACGGTTCTAATAACCCTAAAACATCTTCGGGCTTTATTCTTTTCTTGGCTATGTCATAAACACGGTCTTTGTCTTTATTGCTTAACCCAAGTTCATTCTGTCTTATCTGACCGTCTCCGGTTAAAGGATCGCCGAAATATCTGTTTAGTTCTTGAGTTGCTAATGATGGTTGTTTGCTTTGTTCGGTTTCTTGTTGCTCTATTATAGGCGCATCAGATAAAAAATCTCTGTTGATAGGTTTTCTATTGAGAGGTGTTTTATTCGGACTTTCCAATGTAGATACTTCGTTTTCATCACCAAATATATTTCTGTTGATAGGTCTTCTTTTTATTGGCAACATTTCTTATCCCTCAAAGCAAGAATAATTCAAAATATGCTTTTAACGTTTCTTTGTCTGTGCTGTAATCCGGGTTTACTCTTATGAAACTATCTATTGCGTTTTCTATTTTATCTAAAGATTTCATACCCCTCTTTTCGGATTCTTCTCTAATTACGTCAATAGCTTCTTGTAAACCTCTTTTCTGAACGGCTTCAATAATCGGTTTGGTATATTGCTGTTTTAATTTATTTCTACGTTTCCCAAATTCTTCTTCGTTTATAGGATAAAGTTTACCTTTCTTATAACCAGTTTCTCCTCTTTCTTCTCCGGTTATTCTATACTCGCTACCTTTATCCGTTGCTTTCCTTGTAGATTTTAAGTCCTTAATCTTTTTAATTCCTTCTCTTGCTTCGGCAATATTTTTAGAAACATCCGGTAATTTTTCTACCTTCTCGGTCTTTTCTTCCTTAGCTCTTAAGTTGGTTTTCGTATATTTATTTTCGTTCTCGTCCCAATGGTGGATATATCCATCGTTGCCAACTTTACTTAAAGGATTTCTTTGTGATGTAGTCCTTTCATAAAAAGGATTCTGAACTATCTTTCCGTCATCATCAATAAATGCTTTTACATTTTGATTTATCGGTGTCATTTGTCCCGGCTTCATACTCGCCACTTCGTTACCCAACAAATTCCCTAACGCATTAACTCTTGGTAAATCCGCATTCTCATCGCTTATCATTTGGAGTAAACTGTTTCTTAGTTCATCCCCGGCTAAGTTATACATTTTCTTTCTGTCGTAACCAGTTCCCTCTTGGTTTAGTAAAGCATCTCCCAAAAGATAATCTCCCGGTGTGCCTGCATCTATTTGCGGTTCTTGAGGTCTTGATGGTCTTAAGGGTACTTGAGGCGTATCAGAAATAAGATTAGGATCAATACCTAAAAGATTCTTTGTGTCAAAAGGTTGCGCTTGGTTTACAGAACTTCCACGCCCAGGCATAAAAGTCATATTCGGGTCAAACCCGCCTTTTATCTCAGATATATTTCTCTGTGTCCTACCCGCTAAATCGGCTAAATTGTTGTAGTAATCTTTTTTCTCTCTCTCTTGTTGAATGGAACGGAATAAATCTAATACCGGCTGAAGTCCGCCCGTCCTTTGTGTCGCTCTAAATAAATTACCTGCCATATCTTACCCCTTTAACGAAGGAAATAATTCTGTTAAAACATTAGTGTTTTCCCCTGTAGGTATGCTTAATACCTGTGTGACTAATCCTAACCCGCTAAATAAATCGTCTAAGAATCCCGGCTGTGCATCTCTCTGCATATCCATTTGTTCCCAATCGTTTACCTGCCCTTGCAATATGCCCATTTTTCTAAGTTCGTTCATTATGTTCTGAAAGTCTGTACTCTGCCCCGCCTGTGTAACGTTAAACTTATTTTGGTTTTCCATTTGCATTAAAGGTACACTTTGAGCCATTCTATTTGTGCCTAACTGCCCTAATACACTTTGGGTTTGGTCAAGTATGTCTGCATCAGCATTATTCATATAATCCATAAACGTACTTCCGCCCGTAATTCCTTGAGAGGATAACCTCGCTAATGAACCTCGTTTCGCTTTTGACGAAGCCATATTACCCTGTTTAATCACATCACCTTTATTCCTGTCATAAATTTGGTCAAGAATACTGCTCATATTACTGTAATTAAAAGGTGTATCGTAATTATCAAACCTATTTGCAGCCGTTGGGTTTACTGCCCACGTCTTGTTCCAAATATCCTCTCTGCGTCCCATTGTTATTTCTCCTTATCTTTCCCCTGTAGTATTAATAGTTCTACTTCTTTTTTTCTGCGGTCTATAATGTCTTTGTATTTGTATAATTCCTTAAGTTCTTCCTGTAGGTCAAAAATTGTACTCTTAACTTCCATTACTCTTATGTTAACCCTCATTTCTTCATAAGCTACTTGTTGAAGGTGTGCTTTTAAACTGTCTGTTTGTCCGTAAATGCTAACTGCTATAAAAAATATTACTAATAACTTCTTCATTTTTTCTCCGTTTTTTATTTAAAAATAAAAAAACCGATACCGGACTTACATCGTCCAATATCGGCTTCTTTTTATCGAATTACCGATTATACTAAAACTTACTACTTCCTATTTTACTATTTTCTGTCTTGCCAATTATTTTTTACAAATATTCTTTCTTTGTTTGTTGGCAAATTGTAATAAGTGTCTCCACTCGCTCCGTCTAAAGGGTCTTCGTAAAGTTCACCTCTCCACATTGCGACTCTTTGAGGAGTAAAACTGTCTCCATCACTCTTTATTATATAGCCCTTGTACTCAGAAGCGTGCAAATCGTTTACTTTTGTTAATTCACCATCAGCACTGATTAAAAATTTTGCATTGTCTACTTCGAAAGTCCCGAATGTTTGGGATGCACCTTTAATCATAAATTTAAGGGCTGATTTTACTATGATGGAATTCGCATCAATTATTACATGACCAAAGACCCCATCGTGATAACCATATAGACTGCTGGTCGAATTAGAAAAGTTTATGCGCTCTAAAGTTAGGGTATCTACACCATTCCTGCTAATGTTCGTTTTTTCTGCTTCCCCTTGTTTTGACTCTGGAGCATTTATTTCTTGACCACAAGCGAGTAAAACCAACATTAAAAAAAAGAATAAATATTTTTTCATTTTAGACCTCGTATTTTAACCCGAAGTGTGCTTCGGCTTGTCAACCGACTTATATCCTCACGGATATAAAACACTTCGAGCTAATAATGTTTTGACAACTTTTAAGCACTTTTAATATAATAAATTTTTTATTCATTTTACACAACTAATTCCCTATTACCGTATTCCAAGAACTACCGTTATACCTGGCGTACATAGATTTGCCTGCAGGTAAACTAACACCGCATATTGTTATTGATAGCGAACCGCTTGTATTGGTAACAAATATATTTTGACCCGTTGCCATACCCGTTAACGTGATTGTATGCCCTGAACTTGGAGGAGTTGCTGTAACTACATTGTATCCCGCAACACTATAAGACCCCGTTCCGTAAACCGTTAAAACATTTGTTGTTCTTACTTCATTACTAAATGATTGCACACCCGATAAAGTTTTTGCTCCGCTTATTGTTTGCGCTGTATTTGTATAAACTACTTCACTGGGTAAGTGTGAACTGCTTAAGGTTACTGGTGTGAAACTTGTATTATTACTTGCCAAGACTTTATATTGGTTTCCACTTGCAGCCGTGTTGTTTACTTTAGTTATAGCTCCGTCTGAATCCACCGTAAAATACTTAGATGCGGGAGTACCTATATTTATACTACCCGGTGAATAGATATTCTCACATATAAAATCATCATCTGTTTTTAAGGTATTCGCTGCACTTCTATAAAGATTGACATCTGCACTTGAACCAAAATAGATTTTTCCAGTTCCATAACCTAAATTATCCATATAAAGACCACCTACATCAAGTTTAAGTGGCGCTCCGGTTATGTTTATATTATTACCAGATAAAGATAGGTCATCATAACCTGATAATAAAGAAAGCTGTCCAATTGAAAACAATTGCAAACCATTTGCATCAGCCGCATTATATATCAGCCCACCTATATTATCTCCCGAAGCGTTCCAATAATCCATTCTATTTTCAGCACTCCGAATAGTTATTCTTTTTCCACCCGTAGCCGTCTGTATAGTTCCGCCTGTAATAGTACCTCCTACCATTGAAAGATTGCCACTATCGTCATACTTGAGATGTTTTGTTGCTGAACTTCCTATAAAAAATAACGGCGTTCCACCAAAATCACCAAGCCAATAACCGGATTCAGTTCCCGCTACACCTCTTGCGTAAGTCATCGTTGCGGAACTTTTCGACTCACCACTTATTAAATTTATTCCTGTGCCTGTGCTATTTGTTAAAGTAATTGTACTCGCCGTTATATTACCTGAAGCGTCCCAATAAAAATTTCCACTGGCTACTTTACCACTTCCGTCATTCTTAAAACCTATCTTTGCACTTGCATAGTCTGTAGCATGTCCGAGCAACAACATAGAAGTTGCACCCGAATATAAACCCATATTATTAGATGTAAAATAATTCCCTCCAATCGAAAAACCACCGATAGTTCCACCGCTTATTGTTGCATTGCTCGCCGTTAAAGCTCCCGCCATTGTAACTCTAAAAGGCGCACTTCCAAATGTTGCATGTCCTAATTGTATACCGTCTGATGTTGCTTTGAAAATATTATTACCAGAACCTATACTTAACGTCCCGCCTGTAATAGTTGAGCTTGTAAAACTACCACCGATTAAATTTATAGTCGGTGTGCTGCCACCTTTAATTTGGAATCCGTTTACCGTACCGTTCCATCCGTAACTTTGTATATAGCCGTCAGTACCTGCAGAACCCACCGTTAAAGTTGATAACACAGAAAGATTATTTATAAGACCCGTACCAGCGAGAATATTATTTGCAACGACCGTTCCTGTGTATAATCCGGTGTCATCTATGTAGGTACCATAAAGACCCCTTGCTGTCCAAGTTGAACTTACATATTGATACCACGTATTTTTACGATATGTCCCCTCAGCACCGGTCCAGAAATGCCAATCTCCCTCAGCAGGCGAACCTGGGAAAGAAGTGCCTGAAGTCCACGTAGGATTAATCCATCCCGCACTTATAGAAACCCACGAACCGCCTGAACGAATATATCTTCTATTATTGTCATCACTATCAATCCAAAGATCGTTGTCTTTTAAACTCGTCCCATCCGGTCGTATTGTAGGCGCACTCGCTTGTCTAAATACAGTAGAAAATTTTAACGAATCTGAAATTTCTTGTTTGTTAAATATTTTCAAAGAACCGGATATTGACATCGTGCCTGCTGATTGATTCCAACTAAATCCTTGACCGCCTGCACCTATATTTCCAAGAACCATATTCCCCGAATTATCCCAATAGGTTTTCCAAGCCCCGCCTGTGTAATAACCCATGTGTGTAGCTGAAAGGAATAATCCGCTTCCCGATGGAGTATTAAAATATGTAGGTCTGTTAGTTAAGGAATCCCAGTTCGCACTTATTGAAAGGTAATTCTTTAACGAATCGGCAATATCTCCAGGGTTAGTAAATACTGCCTCTCCTCTGAAATAAGCGTTATCCAAGTAAACATTATCAGCTAATAATCCATAGCCCGATAATTCACCCCAATATGGATGAACAACACCGTCTATTTTCCCTACTATTACTTTTACTTTATCAAACGAACCCCATTCAGCCCAAGAACTAACTCCGTCAATCACCATCATATACGGCGAACCTACGTCATCGGCACTTAAGTATATACTGCCTCTTTTTGTCGCATCGGTTGTATTACCTACTCTTACAACTTCATCACCTTTCCTAAATTCTCCCGTATCGTAACTTACCTCTACCGATGCACCGCTTACACTTATTACAGTTGCCTTAACCTGTCTTATCAAATCTCCCGAAGGGTCATATCTTTGTGCAAGTAATAAATCACCCTCACTAAAAGGGCATAAATTATTCTCGGTAGGATCGTCAAATAATATGTCATCACCGCTAATCTCTTTTACCTTAGCCGAAGATGTAACAAATAAATTCCCGTTTACGGCTCTTATCTGCCGGACTAATAATTCATAAACCGATAATCTACCCCTTATAGTTAGATCATCTAAGGTAAGACTTGTACGCCCACTATCGGTTATCCCATAGTCAAGTTTCCATCCTGAACCAGCCCATCCGGGAACGAATGATTTACTTCCCCAAAATTGACCTGAATCCGCATAGACCGTAGAGTCAAACGTTACTATATTCTTAAAAGTATGTTTACCTGCCCAAGTGTAATTTCCCGCAGTATCTACCCCTAAAGGGATAGTATCTTTTTCGCCAAGTAAATTTGTGATGTAATAATATTTCTGTTTATCTTTATTAAAATAAAGTCTTGCTCCGTCTTTGGTTTGCCCTGTCTGAAACCAATAAGAAGTAGTTCCGTTATACGCACCTAAGCGCAAAACATCTTGAGCAAAGATTAAATAAGGGATAAGTAATAATAAAAGTAGTTTTTTCATATTTACCTCAATCTTTGGGGCTTATTCAGCCCCATAGCCCCTACTCTCATACATCTCGGAGAAAATGTAATTAAGTAAGAGTTCCGTTGATAATTCTAACATAAAACCTACGACACCTAAAAGTCTTTATCCTTTCTAAAAACTCCAAAGTGCTAATTCCTTTGGTGGCTTTTAAGTGCCATAGTTCTAAAAATCTTATGTCTTCTTTAGTCAGGAACCTTAATGTGTTCATTATTATTCCGAATATATTTTGTTATCGATTATTTTATAAGAATAAACATTAAACAATTTATCGCCCATTGTTTCCACTATAGCAAATCCGTGATTCCATTTATTCAAAGGCATATATTCCGGGTGTAATTCAGACAGACATCCCAAAGACCAACAAGAAGTAACTTTGTCCTCAATGTTCTTTTCACTATGTTGGCTCGATTGATGGAAGTGATGTGTAACCGTGTTCACTTTACTCTTTAGATAAAGTCCACGTGCCGGGTTCACCGGGTTGCTTATTGCAAATTTGTATTCGTGTCCGTGAATAACAACCAACTCATTCAACTTAATCGGTTTTTTATCACCGATACATTCTATCCCTAATCGGTCTAATTCAAATACGCTTTCAAACTCGAACTTATTGACTCCTAAAAGTTCTTTCGCTTTTATCTGCATATAACTTTCATATCGTTCTTCGTGATTCCCTTTCTTAAATATTATTCGTGCCTTAGGGAATTTATATCTTAACCATTCAAAGAACTGAATGCACGTTTCAAGTTCTCTATCAAATTGTCTTTGACGTGGGTCTTTCTCCCATTTACTTAATGAAAAAATATCAGCTATATCGCCGTTGAGTAAAATTAAATCTATCTTTCTTCTTAATCCTTCCTTAACAGCTATTTCAACTGCGCTTTTTGAGTGATAAGGGATATGTATATCACCAAGTAATAATATTTTATAATCTCCGGTTATTTTGACTAAATGCCAATCATTAAGACTTGTTATCCCTTCAGGCAATTTAGGGAATGAGAATGGTTTTTCTACTTTCCTATTGAACTTACCCTTAGCATATATTTTATCTCCATGTGCGCCTCTATAGCATCTGATTAAACCACGTACCGTTTCACTGTCCTTAAATAATGATGGGTTGTCCTTGTAAATTATCCTTGATAAAGTAGTGGTAGGTGTTTCGGGGTTTTCAGTAAGATACTTTATAATCGTCTGACCTTTTAATCCAGGTTCTTTTGGCATAAGTTATTCCGTTTTATTAATAAATATTTACTTAAATATATCTTTCAAAACATCCGGTATATCTTCTTTTAACTTTTCATTAAGATATTGCTGATAAAGGTCTTTACTTACTCCGTTAATAACTAATGCAGAATCAAGAGGAACTCCTAACTTTGTTAGCTTTTCCACCGAGTCGCATTTCTTTCTGTCTTTTTCTTCCATAGAAAAAATCCCTAAATTGTGTTACAGATTTTTGTTGTTTACATATATCACAAATTCCTATATACCAAGTAGAAACCGAAAACTGATCCCAATTATTCTTTTTTCCGCAATCTTGACAAACGTGTTTTATGTTTTCATCTTTCATATTGTACCCCATCGGGTTTATTTTACTTAGTTTTGTGTATTATAGTACCCACCGGGTATAAATTTATAAACCATAATACTTCCTAAACTTTATTATTCTGTCTTCTAATCCGTTGTACCCGCCGTTAATCCTTCGAGTAATTAATTTAATAGTCTCTATATCGCTTCCTTTATCTGCAAACGAATTAAGATTCTTATTAAACCAAAACCACCCGCTAATTTGAAAAGGCATTTCTTTAACCTTATCGGGATCATTAACTAAATCTATGTTGAAATATTCTGATGCTGATTTGTAGTTATCTTTTCCCGTCAACTGTATAAACCCACGTCCCCTATATGTCCATCCCTCTCTCGACGCTTCATTACCGTTGCCTAATCTATTACCATAAACTAAACTTGCTATGGCTTCCGGTTTGCGCTCATACGTTAATGCTTTTGATTTATCGGGAAAGTATTTACCAAAAGTTTTCATTAAACCAGTTGCCGAATAATTTAGGTTTTCTTCTAAACTTCTAAACCCTCCGCTTTCGTGGTCTAATTGCGAAAAGAAGTGCGCTTGTCTTAGCTTTGTATTTATGTTGAACTTCTTACATGTTTCTACTGCATCACCCATGTAATTGTACGGAAGACTTAAATTCACTAATAGCATCCTCTTTCTCCTTTATCAGATGTTCTACACTTACACCCTTCAACCTTGCTTTCATCAGTAGTAAGTCTAACAATAGGATATTCTTTGTCAATTCGTTCATATTTTCTATCATTTGTAGCAAGTGTGTGTATTTGTCGGAGCAATAGTTCTGATTCGATTGTATATAAACAACGTTCATAATCACCTTGATTTTTCAGTATGAAGTCTAAAAGTTCTTTGGAGTTCATTTGAACAGACTCGTTATTTTGTATGAGATTCCTATTCCATAATAAACGTCTATGTTCTTATGGATTAATCCTTGCCCTAATCCGGCTTGTACCGATACGCTAAATCTATCAAAGAATGATTCTTGATAGGGCAGTGTCTTTTCTATTGTCTTAAATATTGAATCGATTCTTGTTATAGTTCTTTCCCTTATCTTCATATTTACGTCAAACTTATTCACCGGAGGAAAGAAGTAAGTTATCCTTATAGAACTGGAATCTTCTTTAATTAGGGTGTCGGCTGTTGCCGTTGTTATCGGTTTACTATCTATATATATAGTGTCAAGTTTTGAACTAATCTTAGTCAAATAAAACGGCTTTACTTGAACTATGGTGTCTGTCTTAGTAACAGTTCTTATAGTTTCTTTGACTATAGGTTCTGGAGGATTACAATAATTAAGTATATTCCCTATTATAGAGAACACAAACAAAGCTAATATTGCGAGTAATAATAAATGCTTATTCGACATTCTTAACCTTGTCGTTTAATTGTTGTTTGAATTTTCTAAAAACTAAATCAACAGTATATTTGCCTAATATTTTATAATACAACCACGCTACCGATAAGTTTATTATATACCAGAATATATATTCGTATATCTCCCCTGTATAATATGACGGGAATATGTTCATTATTAAAAACACGATACCAAATGAAACAAGTAATAATATCCCCTTGCTCTTAATTTTTTCCGGCGTTATTGTGTCAAAAAAACCAGTTGCAAAACTTGTAAAAATTCCCGCAACAAAGGGAATAAGTAATAAACCCCAGTCGCCTAAGTTGTTATAAAGTAGATTATTCATTTTTCCTCCTATAATGGTTTAATATCTGTATCTGCATCTTTCCCTTTTCTTTCTGTTAATTTTTTCTTGCCTATTCTGTAAGTGAAATAAATTGTTAATACCAGTAACCCGATCTTTAATACCTGTTCGATAAAGTTCAAAGTTTCACCAATACTTGTCGCTGTAATTACACCAAGATTTAACAACCATAAAGGGAATAGTGATTTAATCTTCTCCATAGCCAATCTCCGTACTAAAATCCCCGCTTTTCTACCAATCTAAAATTTTCCGGGTGTTTTTGAATTAATTTATATATGTCTAAGGGATTCACGGAATTAACATTCCACTTTTTCACTTTGTTAAATATCCCTTCAAAAAAAACTTCCAATATCATATTTATTGACCGCATACATAATTCACTACATACATTCCCATTTGGGAAAAAATTAGGTCTCTCAATCATGTTCTTTTGTCTAAAAACCTTTTCCATAAACCAACGATAGATGTGTCCTAACAATTGCCACTTAGCGTATCTCTCTACAACGTACTTATCATATAAGTGGTAAGCTATTTCACTAAGAAAGTCTTCCGGGACTCCCACCCACTCGTAAATCATATAATCTATATTAGGGTTATTCTTAAAATGGCTGAAAGGTAAAATTGACATCGTGGGTTCGGCTGAAAAAACCTGTTCCTCTCTGGAATTAAAATCAATCCCCATAGTAAACATGGAATGAGTTAGTTCAACTCCGTCATATGCTTTGCCTGTGAAGAACCTTATCCAACGTGAAACAGAAAACAGACCATTATTTTTATTATTACTTAATACTATCGAGTTCGCTTTGTACATTATTAAACCTTTTTATTTTCTATGTAAGTTTTTGCAAGATTACCTTTCTTTATATTCTTAAGCATTACATCATTGACCAACACTTCTTCGTCTGGTTCAACATCTACTCTATCTTCATATATACCCGCTTCAATTGCCCCCAGATAATTAGAACCAAACGTTTCATATTTACCTATAAGTTCTTCGTCAATAATCCCATCGTTTTCCAAATCTAAAAGGAAAGCATTTTTGTCTATCAACTCTAATTCATGCAATTTGTTTAATAAAGCTAAATTGAACATAAATACCCTGACCGCAATAGGAGTAATCATTTGCACTTGCTTATCAACATCTGCTAACTGGTCTGGTAAATCTCCAACCTCTTTTACAAATTCTTTTCTCACTTCAAATTTTAGCTTACGATTATAGACCTTTTTATAAGTATCTAATTGTTCGCCCTCTAAATCTTCTTCGTTAACTTTGCTTAAGATTTCTTCAGACTGCAATTCATTAAGCAAGTTAACATTGCTAAAAGTTTCAAGCGGGTGAGGCGGGTTAGCTTCTATCTCAACAATCTCTTGCTTAAGCAATTCTATTTGTGGCAAGTATGTATCTTCAATTTCACTCCGCTTCCAATCCGCTATGATCTCGGTTGTTGTATTACCTTCAACTACCACTTCAATGTTGGAGCGAATATCTGTATACATCTGCTCTTCAAGTAATTTTATTTGATTTAATTTACTTTCAATTAGTTGGCTCATGGCTACCTCGTTAATCCGGTTACTTTCAAATAAAAATAATCAACATTCATTTTCATACTCGTTGTTGCTGCATTATCAATCTGTAAATAACCAGATAGAGATTTTGTCGGAAGATTAGTTGTATGTGTTGCTTTAAGAACGCCATCAATATAAAATGCGATTGATGAACAATTTGAGTTGGTAACTATTTTAAACTGTTTATAAGATGTCGATTGAGCTATTCCCGTATCTGTCGTTGTTAATATGCCGGCATTTGCCGTTACTGCATACCAATTCCCTGTCCCAGTAGCTTTAAAATACATTCCATGCTGAACACCGTCATTATTTGTGCGGGCATAAGTAACGAGACCTATTCTTAATGTAGTGTTAGCATCGGCTGCCTGAATATTCCTGACTCTTATTATAGTTGTCATATTACCTTGAGCATAATAAATAGGGCACTGATTTACAGCGTTTTCCAGAGTAATCGCTGTTCCATTGTTTTCTGCTCCAGAATCAATTTGTATCGTACCAAGAACATTATTTTCCATTTCACCAGATACTAAACCGTTGGCAATCCCGCCTCCACCACCAATAGTAATGTTCCAACCCAAAGACCCTATATTCTTCGCAGTGTTACTGCCTCCAACAAAGTCTTCCATTATTTCAACAGTTGTCTGGGGATTAAATCCTTCTCCACCGCCTGCCGTAGCATCAACATAAGCTTTAATTGCTTTTTGCGACGGTATTTTCAAGTCGGAATCGGCTGTTAAGTCTTCGTCCGTGTCTAAATAACTAAGAGGTATATTCTCAGTTGCTAATTGTTTACTTACAACATCTTTAGCCATTTATCTATCCTTTAAGAATGTGCTGTTGTATAAAAGACTCTTACATAGCCTGCACCCGCATCTGAAGTGCTTGGCGTTACTGTTACTCTTACGACCCCTGCATTATCACCGCTTACTGCGAACTCTTCTTCCGATGTGTATTGTTTAGCTTCACCAACGTTAAAGTCATCATCGGCGAGAATAGTTAAAGGTGTCGAACCATTGACTTTCACATTCACTTTTGGAGCTGTACCATTTAAAGCGGTCGTTACATATAACACAGTCTTTATTACATCTGCACCGGAGGGAATAGAGGTAGTACTATCAACAGTTGAATCTTCAAAATCCCACGCTACTTTGATATTAAGAATCTTTCCAGTATTTGTCGCTCCGCCATCGCCTTTAAGTTCGTAAGCCGATCCGTTCCATCCATAGATACCGTTGGGGTCTAAGGAAACTGTTCCACTTACTGCCGAGGTCGTAACTATTAATTTTACAACGTCTCGTGGTAGTTTAATTAATGAATCGCCATCGTCATAGACAACATCATTAGCCGTATAACTTCCACCCGTGGTATGGCAGAATCCATACTTATTTGTGTTAGTGCCTGCTGCTGGCGCACTTGCTCCATCAAAGCTAAATTGAATTACCTTATCCATAACATCTATAAGAGTAGCTACATCATTTAATTCGTTTGATGCCTGAATAGACTTAGCACGCAACACCCCGTAATCGGTATCACCTGCATTTCTGACTTCGGCAACCCCAGTACTGTCTTTAATGTTTACACTACCTACTAAGAACTTTGATTCAGAAGTTCCGTCTAATTTTTTAATTATTGGTAAGCTCATATCCTATCTCCTATTACCGCAAATAAATTATAACCGTACCCTCGCCCTGTGTCGGAGTCCCGGTCTCGAAATAAACGTATATGTCTGTGTCTGTTTCGTACTTATGATCTGGTTCTGTGTGAAACCTTTTCACTTGGTTTAATTTTATATCTGCTGCTGCTGCAAGTCTACCGTGTGCGTCTGCATCACCTATTACTATCGTTCCACCGTTGAATAATTCTGTTACTTCAGTCGATGTCTTCTCAACCCTTAGACCTCCCAATGCCTTACCTATCTTCTTAGACCCCAAAGACCAATCTTCAAAAGTGAAAGGAAGTTCTAATGTTGCACCGCCAACAATATTATTTATTATTGTCCCGCCTGCCATAACATCAAATGTTATTTCCTTTGTTATTGTTTGCAAGCTTATTTCAGGCGAATCGGTTGTAAATACATTTACCTCCCCGGCAATATTCTCAGGCGTAACACTCAATATCCTATTTTCTACGGTGAACGTAATCACTGCGTAACTCTCCTCAACACCTTAAACCTTTTCCGCCTAAACCAATGTGTAACATTCCCGTCTGGGTCTGTTAGTTTTATGTCGTACCTATGAGTGCCTACAGGCAAAGAACTCATAGCACTTGCTGATTCCGATATGGTTATTGTTCCGTTTCCAAGTATGATTTCCCCGCCTGTAGAACTCAAATCAAGTAACAAAGTCTCCCCATCAGTCCTTGCCTGCATTTCCACAGACCAACCTTGAGTAAAATCTATCAGATTATTGTCTTCTTTTATATTATTCAAAGCATAGACAAAAGTCTCTCCCTGTGTTACAACAAGGTTTCCATCGTCATCCATATATGGTGTTAATAACATTTCACATCTCCTTATAACTTCTGAATCTTTTGTAAATCAAAAATCAATTCAACCTCTCCCGTTTCGCTCTCTGCTCCTTCTATGGTTGCCGTAAGAACTGCCGGACTTAAATACTCGTAATTCATCGGTGCATCCCCAAGATTTTCTATCGATAAATCAACCATTTGAAAACTTCCGTCTTCTCCGTTTGCTACTATATCTTTTTCACCATCATTTATTTTTATTTTATTGTCCTCAAAACCTTCCTTTATATCCCAGTAAAATCTTTTAATCGTATATCCTTGAGGTACAGACCCTACTAAAACATTTGCACCTATATCGTCTTTCGTTAAAGTTTTTTTCATTCCTATAATCGGGTATAAGTTTTCTTGAGCTACTTGAGCAACACTACTTAGCATTGCACTTCTATACCTGACTAATTTGTCAATCCCACCGTGTTGTCCTTCAGAGTCCGGGTTACTTGGTTCGCCTGTTGTACCCGTTTGAATTTTCTCTTGCTTAACTACTTTTTCTAAATTTGGTATCACGCTTACGTTTAAGAATCTTGCTATTCCCTCAAACTCAGCTTCAAGTTTTTTAATATCCAATTCATCATATTCGGAAAATTTATGCGCCCTCGAAAAACTCATCATCTACCCCATATCCCAACTTTTCTTGGCTCAAGTCCTACGCCGTGAGATAATAGTTCAAAGTATTTATCACCGCTTGTAAGACCTAACGTAATCCTGTGAGTAAATTTTCTGCACGTTGAACCAGCTTTAACCGGGATTCTATGAACCTCCACTTGTCGTCCTATTTCTGCCTCTCCCGAAATAATTGCTGTGGTTGCCGGGAATGTTAATGTGATTGGATTAGTCGATATATCGTCAAGATAAATTATTAACGATATGGGCTTTGGACTGCTGTACTGCATCCAAAAATATGTTATTAAAAATCTGTCAACATCTTTCAATTCTTCAGTTGTAGCATTGCTTATTTCAACGCTGTTCCAACTTAAATAAGGGCTTAGCGTTGATCCCGCTTCTCTCGTATTGGTTATTTTTATTATTCCGTTATCGGTTAATCCGTAAATAAGATTATCGTCATTATTAAGTCTGTACTGTTTTACATTATTAGAATCGGCAAACTGAAACCATCCTTTACCCGGAACAAATAAAAATTTATTACCTCCACTCCAATTCATTATAAATGAATTTTGTAAAGGGTCTTTTACTGCTGTTATCGTGCTATGGTAAGTTGAACCTTCGCTATATGTTCCGCTAAAATATCCATCCGAAATATCTACTAACCGGATTCCGTCAAAAGTATAAATCCCGTGTTTCGAAGGGAAGACTATCCTATCACCAAAATTTATTACTCCGTTCTTAGCAACACACCCCGTTCCTGGCATAATATCGGAAATTTGTAACGTGTTTCTGTCTAATACTTGAATCGAATTTTGCTTTAATAAAGCGATATGCCCTGTCTGTAAAATCTCGGCAGTAATTATATCGTCGCCGTCTCTCCTCTCAGCATCCGCAAACTTTGTACCTGTTGCTATATCCGGCGTTGGTGCGTCCTCACTCTGATGAGATACAAAAACTTTATTAGTATATCTTTCCCCTAAAAACCCGCCTATGTAAAAAACTTCACTCCCCGATTGGACTGCTTTGTCCCAAGATTGTAAATAATCCGTTGTCGGGATGTAACCTGTATTATCTTGTAATCTTCCTTGATTACCCGTATACATATTATAGGTTATATTAAAAGGAGGTAAAGCTAACCTGCTTAATCCGTTTAATGTGAAAATACCCTTTGCGCTTTCTGAATTAGCGACTTCAACTTCTCTTACTAATACATAACCTTCTTTTCTCTTAGATACATATTGGCTACCTTCATCCTCAAGAGGCATATACATAGTTTCGCCTGTTGCTATATAAAATCTTACATGGGTAATCCTTTTATTTAAGGTTGCGAAGTGCATATTAAAAGAAACATTCAAAGCGTAGACAGCTTTAGGATTATTATACAAGAAATAATAAGGGTTTTCATCTCCTACCGGGAAGTTAGTACTTGCCGGGATTTCAAACTCTTGATAATTGTCTAAGACTGCCGTAACCTTTAGATATAAAGTCCTTGCGTCTGATGGGAAAGGAGTATTGCCATAAGAAGAATCTAATAACGAAGCACTAAGATTAAACGTGTCTTCCGCTACGGAATTATTAAAGGCATTTACTAAAAATCTATCTATGTTCCTTGCATTATTTAATAATGTAGAACTGCTCGTGCCTGTAATTGCGTGTATGTTAAAAAATTTATATCTATGTCCTACACCAATTCCAAGTCTATTTAAATATCCTCCGAATCCTACACGAATATCATTTGCTACACTATGAAAAGAAACATCATTAAAACTTGCGTCTGCGTTTGCTTCCATTCTGTCAAAAGGGGTAAACTGATCTTGGAATATTACAGTATCGTTCTCAGCCCAATTCCCTGTTTCTTTAATAGTTCTTGAAATAGTGAAAGATTCCATCGATGCGTTATCAAGTACCGTTGCATATTCGTCTTTTGTTACATTATAAACAGTTGAACCGTTAGGGACAGTAAGACTATCTCCGAAAATTGTAATTTCACATAACTGGTTAAGCGATCCGCCTACACTTGTTATTTTTGTAATCTCCATCTTATTGAGCCAATGCCAAGCATTAACCCATCCGCTACCAGCTACATAATAAGGGTACATCCATACGGCTATTGTATCTTTTGTAGTTATACTTGCACCTGAACCCGTTATTCTATTTACAGTCCCTTTCTGAATTAAAAATGTTACGTTCTTAGATTCACCAAATTGAGTTACATACATATTGAAAAAACCTAAGTCGGTAGTGTCGGTAAGAGTATCTGAAGTCGGTCTCGATAAATGAGTCTCAATCTTTGGGGATAAAATAAGCGAACCCTTTCTACTACCTCTTGGGTCAACATTATAGGTATATAATTTTGTACATCCGTTTTTATCCGGCGTTACACTTTCTTGGAAACCTGTATAATTTTTGAATTCTATTTCCATTTTACCTAAGAAGAATCTTTTTATTAATCTGATTAACCGTCTTAACCATTGCATTTTAACTCATTACTGTGTTTATAAAACTTGTCTCTGCTGTCTGCGCTTGTGATATTTGTTCAATAAGTGAATTAACGCTCTCACTTGCTTCTTCAGGCATTTGCACCTGGAGTTCTTCTAAAGCGAATAGTATCGCTTTATCTAAAACTGCTCTTACATAGCCGTCTCTTACATCTAAAGTATCGCCAAGTCTATCCGCATTATCCGCACTTAATTTAGCCGGGTATCTGTTGTAGTAAACTTTTAACGAACCCCAATGAGATTCTTGAGTAATACCTGAGACTAAATTCTTCACATAAACAACTCCACCGAAATAATAATAGTAAACTCCGCCTGCCTTTAACGTATTTCCTGTTAATCCTTCAAAGTCTACCGGGCTAACTTCTTTACATGCTATCGGACTGCCTTCTGCCGGGATGTAGGTAACTCTTTCAACATTGTCTATTCTTATTTTAGCCGTCGAAGCGTCTACGGTTATATTTGCATATCCGTAAGTCGGATCTGTACCGCTAACAGATAATTCAACCTCACCTGCACCCGAAGCACTATTTTTAATTGTTAGGGTTTCTCCATAATCCGGTAATCTGTTACTGTTGATTAATAGAGCTACTTCCATTTGAGCAAGGTTTAAGTACATTGCAAGAGGAAGTTGGTCTAATTTACCCGGAGCTACTTCATCGAGCATCCCTCTCATATAACCTATTGCACGGCTTACCGTGTAAGAACTTAAATTTGTTATCGATGGCATTATTTCCTCCTCGTTGCACTACTTTTCTTACTTTCCAACGTGTCCATATATTGTTTACGCACTCTGGTAATAGTATTGTTCACACTCTGCTCCCAAGATTTCGGAGGCACAATATTTAACTGTTGGAATAAATGAATCCTTGCTTTCCTTAAAACTATTCCTGCATAGGTGTCTTTAATGGTTAGGTTTGAGGAGCCTGAAGTAACTTTAGAAGGTACAGCATTATACCAAATAGTAACTGTGCCGTAACTTCCTAAACTACCTTTGTAAAAATTTATCGTATTTCCGTTTCTTACCCAGAACACATTAGCTAAATTTTGAGGTGATAATCTTATCTCATCAAATTGCTTTTGATTCTTAGGAATACAAAGCCCGTTTGTAGAGTCAACTATCTTAATGATATTCTGTACTGCCAAACTTGAAATACTCGCTGCATCGTTAGCAACCGTTAATGTAGCACTCGTCCCATAATCGTTTAATTTAACCTCAGATAATAATTGAGCAACTTCACACGTACCTAAATGTATTGCGTCTATTATCTGTTGATCTACTATTTTTTCCGGGCTTATTTGTCCTACGGAAATCCTCAAAAAACTTATCGCATCATTCAAGGTATAATCAACACTATTCATTTCTAACCCTCCAACTGTCCTGTTTCTTCAAAAAAGATTTTCTTTGCTATTTGTACTATGTCTTGATTCCACGTATCGTAAAAAGGCGAATCATAGTCCCCGCCTTGAGTTAACCAAGCTCCTGTAGTAGGGTTTAACGGTTGTTTTATCATTGTGAAACTCAAACCCTTTGTGTTAAAACTTGCAGCCGGTAAAAGATAAATTGCGCCTCCAAATTCAAATGCTTTTGGATTATCTGCCGTTGCTCTGAATTGCTCTGCACCAGATACGGAAGCATGGTATAAATGTTTAGGAGCTACACCTGCATATTTACCATCAGCTACAACTTCTATCAATTGGAAAAAATCAAGATTAGGATTTGCTATAGTATATACACCTACCGAACTTGTAGTACCTGTTCTAAGAGCTACTAATTCCGGGAACATCCTTGCTAATAATTTCACATCCATCCCCGATTCTTTCCAATAAATGTTTATCAACTCAAACATTGCCTTATTGATAAATTCCATTCTCTGCAAAGCACTCAATACTTTCCCGTTCTCAGTCCCTGCGGTGAACTCAGCATTGGCACTTGTTTTACTGTCGTTTATCTGACGTGCAAAACTCAAACTGATAATATTTATTTTAGGTGTTGCCATTACCACACGCTCGATCTTTGTAAGGGATAACCTTTGTTTGATGTTGAGTTCTTAATTTCTTTTAATTGATGTTCAAACTTTCCGAAAAAACTTTCCTCTTTAAGTAACTTGTATAAAGCGTAATATTCTAAAGCATCGTCCCATTCTTCATCAAGAATTGGCTCTTCCGTATTACTTATATTTTCTGATGGTGATTTTATTTTTGCAAGAACTGTTATTTGTTCGCCTGTAATCGTAGGGGATGGGTAAAATATTAGTTTGTTCTCAAACAGCGTTACATAAATAGGTTGGCTTACACTTATACTTTCTTTTACAACTTCGCTCCACTTACCTTCTTCAACATAGTTTAATTTATATGTCCAAGTTGAGGGAGTAATAAACCCTATTATTCTTGAACTCAGATTATATTCCGGCACAAGTCCGTATTCAGATTTACCTTCGGAAAGGTTAATCTTAAATCGTTTCTCTATCCCGCCTATCCTTGCAAAAATCTGTCTTTGCCCCTGAGATAAAGCATCATAAATATCCGCCGGGAGTATTCGCTCTGAACTAATATCTCTAAGGTCTAACTCATTCCTAACTCTCCCGTATAAATAGTTATTCCTGTTATCCATTATTTAGAGTCCTCATGCTTATCAAGTTTTTCTCGCTGAGCATTTTTTACGTCCACATCATGGATTATTCTTTCAATAACTCTTTCTTTGGTTTGTTTATGCGCACCTTTTAGCCCAAGTGTTTTTGCAATACTTAATAAGTCCCTCCAATCGCTAACCGTTTGAATCCCTTCTTCTATTTGGTTATAGTACGTTTCAAGAAATTTTAATGGGTCGAATTTTGGCTTAGGCGTTGCTTTCTCTTCGTGTTCTGTTTCCGGTTCAGACTTTTTAGCATCCCGGTAAACATGTGGTCTATTTTTCGTATAATAGTCCAAAACATATTTAGGAACTTCAGTTGGTTCGCCTGCTCTTAAATCAATTATAAGTCTTTCTTCATTTGGGAAAATACCACGCATCTTAGGAGGTATATTCAACTGAATATCTATTTTACTTACCAATTTTGGCATTTAATTCTCCGATTGTTAATTAACTATTTAAGTTTACCGCCTCACCTAAGAGGCGGTTTTAATTAATCAATTGAGAATTAAGTTACCGTTGCGGCTGTGAACACTTCCCAATCACCAACCACTGCGGGTGTAGATTGAGATTTATGCACATAGATTAGCGAATGTGTTAAGAATGGTGCTATAATAATCGTACCCTTCGGCGTATTGGCATAATCAGTTATTGTTGGTGCGCTTGTACCAGTAAAAATTAATAGATTTGCATTTTTAACTTCACCGTCTTGATTTTTACCAACGAAACCAATAAACTGATCTATCGTTTCTTCTTGCGCTTCGGTCAATCCTAACAAATCACGAGGTCTATCAGATACATAAAGCCCTGACCAATTTGCTCTTTTTCCTGTTTTAGTTGACATCTTTATACTCCTTTAATATTTTTTATCTTTGCCCCACTTAAGGGGCATGTTTATTAATCATTAATTAAACTTCGCTGCCTGATCCAGAAGACCATGTTGGTGAATTCGGTGTCTTGGTAAAGAGTATTTGAGAACTTGTATTACCAAGAAATTCACTTGCTGCGAGGAAATTATCGTGATCATATCTGTCGGCTCTTGTGTAACCGATTACAGTACGTCCGGCTTCGCCTCTAATGTTATCATAGTCATCTGTTCTGTTCTTAAACTGTAACGGTACTGTGTGTGCGCCAAGTATTGCGGATGCACCTACATAAGCAGCTATTTTAATATCACTTGCATGAATCGGATTCTCTAAAGGATTAACATTACCATAGTTGATAATTCCTCTTGAAGAATCATAACCGGAATCACCGCTAATCAATACACCTGGATTATTTGTATCGGCAAGAATCAAGACACCTTCAATTAAGTATGCTTCGTAGAAACCGCTAAAGAATGGTGATTTTTCACCATCTGCTGTAATAAGTGCTATTGCCATTTTTTCGAACAATGGGTCTGAAGCTAATTGAACCATCTGGGCATCATTAACAAATAAAATACCTCTTACTGGTTTGTTGCCTGCTACCGTTGGAACAATCATGTGATGTGAACCAAAATATGTAAGGTTTCTAATTGCTTGCACTGTCAGACCGTCTTCTGCACCAAGATTATTCAATTGAGCTACAATAGCTGTTTCATAAGTATCATTATCGGAATTGAATGGTACTCTACCATAACCTGCTACATAGCAATTAGGATGCGACTTTTGTGTTATGTTTATCGGGTCGTCGAATAAGTTATCAGAGAATCCACGATATATAGCATCGTAAGGAGCATACCCTTGCCATCTTTGGTTAACCGATTGAATCTCAGACTTAACATTTTTCCATATTTGCATTAATCTCTTTGGAGTTAATGCTTGATCACCCATAAGACCATCAGAGGTTTTAACCGGGTATCTTACTTGGTTTATTAAACCACGCATGTAAACCCAATTCATATCCTCTTCGTTATCTTTGGCTTGTTTATCACCGTAAATCGGTTTTTGTCTCAAAGGTAATTTTACCGGAACATCAATAGCCCATCCGCCAGGAAAGTCTAAGGATGTCAACATTTCAATAGGTTTACCCGTACCTTTAATTGTTTTTGCCTGTACGCTACCATAACTAACAGACTTTGGATAACCGTTTGCATCAGTCCCGCCAATATGACCTATCATAGAAGCCCATTTTGAGTCTGGATACCACTGAGAAAGTTTAAGTTCTTGCGACAACGCATCACGGTACATTCTCAAATCATCATTTATTAATCCCATTTTCTCTACTCCTTTAAAAACGAAAAAGCAATTACACCCGTCTCTTATGGGTAATAATTGCTCCTTTTTATCAGATTACAATTTTTAGTTAATTAGTCTTTTAAGACTGCCTTAATACTTGGATTCTATATCGTCAAGAACCTTCCCTATAGTGTCTTTGTTAGTTATACTTCTAATTTTATCCGGTTGCACAATCGGTTTTATATTCGCCGGTTTAGAACTTCCCATAGTATTTAAGTTGTCTTCTTTTAATCTTTCAATTTCTGCTTTGGATTTTTTAGCTTTATTGTCTACAAGAAAATTCATTATTTTCAGATTATTCTTGTAAATCAATTTTTCGGCTAATTGTCCTTTGCTTAGTAACGGCACTTTACCAATTCGTTTAATTACATTTGGGTCTGGTTGATCGCCTGCAAACATCAACGAGTTCAAGTATTCATTATACAAAGAACCGTTTTTATCTTTAGTCAACGTCATGTCAATACCTAAATCTTTTTCTGTTACACCGTACTTTTCTAATTCTTCCTTGATTGTCTCTACTTCTTCTTGAAGTGCTTTATTATTCACTTCTACAAAGTTATCGTTCAAATCTTTTAGCTTAGGAAGATTAGCTTCGTTCAGTATTGGTAAAATTTCAGTCGGTGATTCTACCCAAAGGTTTTTTAATCCGGTCTGTGCATAAATAACCTTTTGTAACTCGCCTTTAACTTCGTTCTCAGCTAATTCAAAATCACGTACAAACTTACCTTCTCCAATCAAACCGCTTCTATCCTTGAAGTCTACTTCCCAGTCCTTGAATTCGTCTGAATTGAACTCAGGCATATCCGGGTACTTTTTCTTTAACTTCTTATAGACTTCCGAATTCATAGCTTGCTTAAATTCTTCGGTGTCCGGGATTTCCGGCAATTCAACCTTAGCGGGTTTTTGTACTTCTTCTTTGGGTTTGTCCGGCTGTTCGTTCACGCCGATTACTTTTTGTGTGTCTATAAGGGCTTTCAATAACTCGTCATCAGACAAGACTTTGATCTTCTCGGTTATTGCGCTAATAGCCGTTTCATCATCTTTTAGGTAAGGTGTTTTTGCAGCAATGGCGTGAGCCGTTGCTTTTGCTAAATCATCTTTCCCTTTGTCCTTATACTTGTTTAGAATATCCCTTACGTTTTCGGGTTGTTTCTGTATTACTTCATCTGTAAGAATAAACCCTTTATCACCTTCCGGTTTTTTAAGTTCCTCGTCGGTCTTAGTTTCGGTTTTATCCTTTGATTCTCCAGAAGTATCCTCAACCTTACTCGTATCTTCGGGTTTCTTGGGTTCTGCTTCCTCTGATGCGGTCTCCTCTTCGGGCGCATCATATTTTTCTTCTAATAATTCCTGTGTGGCTGTTATTTCTTCCGGGTCGGTTAGTTTTTTTATTACATCAATTCTTTTATCTTCTTCGATAAAGTCAATTTCGTTAGAATCTGGATTGTACTCGTTGTTTAATTTAATGTCGCTGTCCATTTTTTCTCCGATTATTTTGTTTCTTTACATAAATTAATTATATCTTCATCACTCATTGAAAAGAATTTTTCAGTATAGGTAGTAAATTCGCTTGGGTTGTTGAATATCTTGGGGATTGTTTTACTGGTGTCTGGATAGTCAAAAGTTTTGTTGGTCTTTTCCCTCGGTAGTCCGTTAATCTCAAAGTCCGCTTTATACTTGCCGTCAATGTGTTCTACTCGGTAAATAGATGTTTTAATTTTAGCTCCCCTTATATCTTCGGCAAGGTTAAACTTTTCAATTACTCTTTCTTTCGCTGTTTTATCAGCCATCTTTTACTCCAACTTTTGTTTAAAAACAAAAAGCCGTAACTCCCGCTTTGGGAATTACGGCTCTGTTTTATTAGATTACCGTTTGGTCTCACCCTTTAACAAGGGTCATCAATTAACAACTGTAAAATGTATTTTTTTTTACTTAAATGCAAGTACCCAAATTCATTTTTGTTTACTTTAATTCATAATCTGTTATTCTTATGCCGGAAAATTTTGGTTCACTATCATCGGTAAATTGTTCCTTCAAAATCTTTGCTCGTTATAGGAATATTTTTAATAATGTTTCTAAAATATTCAGCATCATTTAACGGCACTCGCCTTTCTTCTCTACCCATCAATGGTATCGGGCAATATCCAGTTTCAAACCCAGCTTCCGTTTTCGCCATCCATATTGCCTGATAAAATTGTTTGTTCAGTTTTATCGCATCGTCTCTTTCTTTTTTTAGTTTTTGCCACGGGGATATTCTATTTTTTTTCATTCCTTTTCCTCCCGTTCTGTTATCCTAAAATAACGTTTGATAAATTCCTTCAAATAATATTCTTTTGTGTAGATGGTGTCTTTGTCGATTATGATTCTTATTGTGTCCATGTTGTCTGTTAATACCATAGTTCTATAACCCCAATTATCTATGCGATGGAATTGTATTGTGCGCCCTATTGTAAGACCTTCAATTCTCTTTGAAGTTATAGACGTATCTCCTCCGGCATAAATTACATTTGGCTTTGACTGTGCCGTCAAGATTGAACAAAAAAGGAAAGTAAGTAATAGTAGTGTTTTCATAAACCCTCAACTGTTATTGCAAATATAACTGTTTTTCACTTTGTTTCATATTACTTTACACTTCATAAATACTTTTGTCCGGGTACATTTCTCTCAATATACCTATGATTGCTCTTGTTATTTCAGATGTACTAAACATGTCGTAGTCTTTTATCTGTTTAATTACTTCTTCTTTCTTTGTAACCAAACCCATTATTTTACAGTCGTGTCTGTAAACGCCTTTTATCTTTAATGTATTAGCATACAAACTCTTTATCACAAAACCGTTTCGTGCGTTCTCCCAATCGTACATAGCCATTACTTCCGGGAACTTCTTTTTGTCGTAATACATAGGATAATGAATATCAAAATGCTTCGTCCCGTAACCTTTCTCTTTTAATGCGTTGTACGTGTTCTCTAACGAATGCCTATAAACACTGCCTGTCTTTCTTTTTTTAACACTCCCATCCAAAGTGCCTTTGTTGTAGTAAGGTATTTTCTGAACATTTAACGGCTTAGTGAAGAAATAATCATCATTGAACATTAAGAACTTATCGCTTATCTCCGGTATCGAACATGCTTTCTTAAACTTCTCCATGATTCGGCGTTCTTTGTTGAAATAAGGGTTATCTTTGTGCGGAATATGGATAATCTTCTCATTCAAAAACGTTGGCTTAAATCCTATGATGAAAATATTCCTATACCCCGTTAAATGTTTCTCAACACTCCTTAAGGAAAACATTATTTCTTGGTTTCTGAAATTACTTAATCCTTCACCTAAAGGGTAAACTATGTCAATTGGTTTGTTTGCCATAATTTTTTACTATCTTCTCTAATGTTGTATCCATTTTTATTTTATGAGCTATTTCTTTAACAAAATATCCCAACTGTCTTTCTTGTGAGTGTCCTCCAAAATCTCCTTTGGTAGTTTCCGCTTTATCGTTTACATTGTAACATCCGTATGTTTTATAGTATCCCCCCGTTTTGTAGAACGTAACCCCCGTGACATAAAGCAAAGCCGGACAGTCAAGTAATACGTCAACAATAGCCCTTAACGCTCTATTCGGGGTACTCTCTAAAGTAATCTTTAACTTATCGTGGTGTTTATTCATTATACTTACTTTACTCTTATATTCTTGGGGAACTGAACTAAGCCCCGTCTTAGTAGTTCTTATTATTTTAGGGTATTGGCATAATTCCGGTTGTCTTTCTAACAAACTATTTGCCGGAAACCAAACGTCAACCCTATCTCCCGTTGCTTCTATTAGTTCTTCACTCAAGGGGATCATCGCATTAACTCTACATACAAAATCATAATCGCTAAAATCTTGCTTTACCTCTGTTATATGAGGAGCTGGTGCGGTGATAACTACTTTCTTTCCTGTGAATAATCCCATCAATTCTCCTTTGCGAATAATCTCGTTGTGAATCTTTTTGATAGTCCGTTAAACTTCCCGCATTTTTGGCTATGCACTTCCCTCATAGACTTACCAAATATTTCTTTGTAATTTCTTGGGCAATGTCTCCAAGAACTACTTTTTTCATCTTCTACAACAAGTATATTTTTAGATGCCCTTACCATTTCGCTAAATACAAATTCACTTTCTGGGTGGATATGCTCTAATACTGCAAATGTAAAAATCAAATCGAATTGATTATCTGTTAATTGAGAAAGGATATGCTCTATTGGATTGTTTATAATTCTAATCTCTTTAGCACAATCGGGATATTCTTTCTTCATTATATCAATGGCATTTTTATTTATCTCTATGCCAAGTAAATTTTTATACCCTCTTTCAAAGAGATAATTAAGATTTCTCCCCACGTTGCTGCCAAGTTCTAATATCTTCGTTTCTTTTGATGGGAAATATTTGTCTATCACTTCAAATAAATACTTACTTCTCAACAAAGTTATTTCATTATCAAGATAACATTCCGGGTTATTATTCTTATCGTTTGGGTTCTTCCAATACTTATGAATTTCTTCTTTAGTTCTCAAACCAATTCTCTCTTATCTTTTGGATCGGGACTGTTCCATAGCTCTCTGCGGGTGCTGTGTTTCATGTCCCAGTTTTTAGGGCGTTTGGTGAAGCTAAACAAAGGTGCGCCTATCTTGCGTTGCATAGCGCACCCACATTCCGGGCAACTATGTTCTATGTTCCTGTCCTCATATTCTTCGTGGTATTCTTGGACGTGGTTACAAGCTATACATTTGTAATCGTAGAATCTTTTCATAGCGATCCTTTATTCAATTTGTCTCCGATGTTTCTTTTATTATGTTGTATAAATCTTCCGGGTTCATTTTGGAAAAGAAATACTTAAACTCGCTTATATCACCGCTAAAATTTGCCTCAAAATTAAACCTCAATCTTTTTGCATACGCTTTGTGAAGTGAGTAGACCATTTGAGCAAATTTTTTATCGCAATCTTTAATTACCAAATTAGTAATCAAGACTTTTTCTCCCTGTCTGTGTTAAGGATTTTCTTTGTGTCTCTATCGAGGTATTCCGGCTGTGGCTTTACGTGGACGAACTTGTTCTTGTAGTTAAAGATTAGTTTCTTAAAGAAGTCTTTCACTTTAATTATGAGTTTTGTTACATCTCCTCTCACGGTTAATATAAATAACATCAATAATAAAAAATGCCCTACATTAGAAAAGAAAAACTTCGTCAACTCATAGATAAGTTCAGGTGTACTCATTTTCTCTCCGATTTGTTTTTAGTTTGTCATTTGCGGTTTTTGCAACATGCCAAGCACACTATTTTTAGATGCGTGGCGCATACGCTGAACCGTTTCAAGATTCCTTAACTTCTTGTCTTTAATTTCTTCTTGCTTTTCTTCAACTCCTAATTTTGCCATGATCTGCTGTACTTGCATCATTAACTGTTGCATTTGCACCTGTTGAGGGTTTGGGGCTTCAAGTGCTTTCCATGCTTTCAATATTTTGTCTGCCGATGGGGTGTTACTTTCTTCTACCAATATCGGCAACATGGCGTCCGCTTTGCGTGGGTCAACTTCTAAAGCTGCGTTAAATACATCTCCTAATTTTCTGTATCTATCTTCTTGAGCAGATAAGCTGTAAGGTTCATCGCTTAATTCTATGTCGAACTTAACGGAATCAAGATCGTTTACTATCGTTTCAATAATCCTTCCGGTATTCTGGTCTATGCCGAACCTACTTTGATTAACAGTTACTTCTTCAACCCCGTTTATCTCTGGTATTTCATCTTGAGTAATTCTGTAAACTTTTTGCGTTGTTACGAAATGTTGTATAAAACTAACCGCTAATTCATATACGGCTCTTTGTGAATGGTCTCTGTTATCGAGGATATAAGAAAAACTCTTACTTTGACGTTGTTCCTTAGCTATGAAATGCTTACCTGATTTAACATCACTACCCTGTTGTCCTCTAATCTCATCATCTGCATTACTGATCACCTTCATTAGTTGTTGGGTCTCTATAGGGTCTCTTACTAAATCTGGGCTTATCGTCTGCCCTTCTTCGGGACGTATCATGTTCAAGTAACCTGCTCTAACACGTCTGTAAGGCGCTATTCTTTGAGTAGTCCAGTCATCTTCTAACCCATCTATAGCGTTCTCGTCCATAATCCAACCTTTGTTAAGATACCTGCCTAATAGTTCTAACTTCAAAGATTGTGCTTTGTTAAAATGCGATTGCGGGTCTAACAAATCATCCATCACGGATTGTGATTTTAACGGGTCTGCATGTAAGTCATAACAATACTGAGGAATGTAGCAATAATAATCACTCTCAAAGGGATATGCTTTTTCGTTGACTATAGTTCTGAAAGATGGGACTGATGCTGTTACATATCTGCGGGTTACTAATTCTATTTTTGGTTCTTTAATTAATTGATATTTTTCCTTAACTGCTTGCACAGCTTCGTTGTCATCAAACCTAAATCCATCAAAACTAAACTTGTCATTTCTGCTTTTAACCATCGATATATACGGGTCTGTAATGTCATATAGAGAAGTTTCTTCATTATTCATCACCATAAGTTTTCTTTCTGTTCGCTGTTCGTGGTATTCCAACACGTCGAATTTCCCTGTACGAGGATCAAACCATTGCAGATGATTACTGTAAACGTTATCGTTTGAAGAACTAAAACCCATTGCTGTCTCATAGACCGCCGAGAACAATGCCTTTAATCTACGTGTAATAAACTTGTCTTTACTTACGCCATCTTGGTCATAGAACTGTTTAGCTTCTTCAATTATTTGTTCTTGCATTTCAGAATCATTTAAGGCGTACCGGTTAAGTATTTCCTCAACACTCATCGAGTGCTTACGCATCACATAACCAGCGTTTCCCCAAGTAGTATCCGCAAAATTTGGCTCAAACATAAATTCTCTTGGGTCGCATGGCTCAACAACTAACTTACCCACTTCGTCATCTCCCCTAAAATCCCATCCAACATAATAAACCCCAAAAATTGCTATCACTGCATCCATAAAAACTATCTTTTGTGCTTTGTTAAATCTTGCGTGGTACATATAATATTTTAAGACTTTTGTTAATATATGTGCAAGCTCAGTATCGCCGGAAGTTCTTGGTCGGGCAATCCCTTGTTTTCTGTTCTCAAGTTCGACAGAAAATATTACGTTAAGAATGGTTCTGATTAAATTATAACTATTCGCCGGTCTTCCCTCACTTTTTATTTTGTTCTTAACCGTCTCATCCCATTGCAACTCTGCACATGTAAAATCAAATAGCTTGGTCATCCTATCAACCAAGGGGCTAAATATGCCCGATAAGTTCTGATGCTCTCTCATTATATCGTAAATTAAATCATCGTTTCTTATGCTGAAGTTTCTTTTTCTCTGGTACATAATTCAGTCCCCCCTTAGAGAGCCATAAAATCATTGTTGATTTTTGTCCGTTTTTCTTTTTCCATTTCTTTTAGCCATATAGGTCTGTCGTCTTTTGGTTTGCTTTTCGGTCTGGAAAGTGCCATGTACAAATACTTCCCAGCATCATAAGCGTGGTCGTTTTGCCCGTCTTCTATATCCTCATAATCTTTTTCATCTCTAACTAAACCAGGTAAAGTCTCTATTAAGTGCTTACACCTTTCATATATCTTCAGTCTTGGTTCCTTTGCGAATATATTTGTCTCTGGATCATACTGAAAATCTAAAGCGTCATACACAGCATCGTTACAAGCTATCCTATAACGCCTATTATCTGGTGAAACTTTGCTAACTTTTATCAGACGTATTCCTGCATTAAGATAATCGTTAGCCGGAGATTCTTTTGAAGAAATATCAAAAACATCCGGTATCCACATATTGGTATCTGCAATTATAGTCGTCTTGTCTAATCCCCTGTCATCAAGAAATTTTTTGCTAAGTTCTATTTTTCTTGAACGGCTAATTTTTTCAAGATATAATTCATCAAAAATTATTACGTTATCGTTATAATCCTTCGCTCCTAAGAGTAAAACCGTAACATTGCCATAGTCAAGTCCACCTAAAACATTTAGCCCCTTAATTTCTTCATAGCTTAAATAATCCTTTGATTTGACAACGTGGATTTCAGCGTTCCAATTATCAAAGAATTGCCCCTCGTATATATCCCAATTACCGTAAAGAAATTTCTGTTGATCTTTCTTCGATAACTGCTTTAAGCGCAAAACCTCACCAGGATCACGTTCTAAAACAACCTTGTTATCAAATACTGTGGCTGGTATGAAAAACACCTCGTTAGGGTCATAGTTAGGAAATTTGTCAGGATCTAAATTGTTCTTCTTGACGAAATAATTTCTTACATCGATATGGGCAATACTGCCCGGATTTGTTGCGCACGCCCAAAAAGGGATAAATTCTTTTCTCGAAGCTGTCAACCTTGAACGTAATAAATAACTAAACTCGAAGGGGATAGTTGTTAATTCATCAATCATTATAAAATCGTACTCGGCAGAAAGATATTGTTGGAAATCCTCTCTCCTTGTACCGTAACCAAATTCAAGAACTGAATTATTGAAATATGATGCTACGTGTTTTTGTTGGTTGTAGTTTACAATTTCCTGGGGTAAATCAAATTCTATTTGTGCAAGATGGGTTCTTTCAAGTTCGGGGAAGGACGAGCGAATTAACAGACCTCTTAAGCGGGGATATTGTAAACAGTTTCTATGCCCCTCCCACCGCAACGCATAAGATTTCCCGCCTCTCGCTGCGCCACCGTATAAAAAATCTCTGTACCCGTTTTCGTTCCTGTTTAGAATTGCATTATGAAAAACTTTTTGCTTGTCTTGAGGTTGGTAATATACTTTGCCGTTTATTTCAATATTTTCAAACGACGGCATGACAAATATTATAATAACTAAAATTAGTGTTATCATTAGGCATAATTAATCGTTACTGTTATTTTTTCTTTTATTTCCCCGGAATGTTCTCTCTTTTGAGGGAAGATGTATTTGCTCATTTCTTTAGCTGCCCACATTTTTTCCTTTTTTGTACCTTCCGTTATTAAATCATTCCAAACGTTTAAGACATCTTCCTTCATACCTTCGATATTATCCAAACCAAGTTTCTCTTTGATTATAGTCTTTCTCTTTTTTACTCGCTTGTTGCCTTTTTTACCGGCTTCAGATGGATTTTTCGTTATGTTGTCGTTTTTAGCTGCCATTTCGTTTTTTATTCGTTATTGTTTTTTTTTATTG